TAGCCGCCACGGTCCTCACGCCCGCCGCGATCGTCGCGGCCGCCGCCGCCCTCACTGCTCGCTTTGCTGTCGACGAGCTGCAGTTCGCCGCGGTATTGCCGCAGCACCACCTCGGTGGTGTAGACCTCGATGCCGTCCTTGTTCGTGTACTTGCGAGTTTCGTTCTGGCCCTCGAGGTAGACCTTGGAGCCTTTGTGCAGGTACTTCTCGGCTACCTCGCCCAGTCGCTCGTTGAAGATGACGACACGGTGCCACTCGGTGCGCTCCTTGCGCTCGCCCGACTGCTTGTCGTTCCACTGCTCGGAGGTGGCCACCGACAGGGTGACGATCTTGCCGATGGTGCTGCTGCGGACCTCGGGGTCGGCGCCCAGGTTACCCAGGATGATGACCTTGTTTATGCCAGCCATGGATGTCTCCGTTGTTGGGGGTTCAGTCGAACTTGACCGGGAGCGCTGCCTTCATCGCGGCGATCCAGGCATCGAGGTCGCGGCCGGCCTGGGCAAGCCCTTTCTCGGAGCGCTTGTAGGCCGGCTTGTGCAGGAGCTTCTCGGCAAAAAGGCGCATGTTGGTGGGACTGTAGGCGCGGTTCACCGGCAGCCCGGTCTTGAGGTAGAAGCTCATTGCCGAGCGCACCACGACGGCAGCGAAGAAGTTGGTGGCGTCTTCGCCGTGGAAAACGGTGGTGCCATCTTTCACCTCGACATAGCTGTCGTCGATCATGGCGCTCTCCTATGCCCCCTGCGGTTCGGGCGGAGCGACGTCCCAGCGGTCCTGGTAGTCGTCCCTCAGGAGATTGTAGATCTGGTCGGAGCACCCGTTGAGCAGGACGGCGTTCGCGCGCCACAGCCTGTCGGCGTCGGAGCGGTTCACCGCGGCGCGCAGCCGGTGGCGAAAGGCGCGCAGGTCGCCGTCGAGCGGTTCGTCGGGCGGCTCGTCGGCCTGCGGCGCCATCGCTTCGGGCGGCAGGTCGTCGCGGGGATCGTCGTGCCGGGGAGCGAACGGCTCGGTCGGCGGCGGCCGTTTGGGCGGCTCGAAATCGTCGCGGTCGCGCTCTATGTCGGCGACGTCTGAGGGGATTTTAAACAGTGCGATACTGTATTGTTTTAATGCACTGGTCAACGCCTTGGCCGTTGCTTTATCGTCATAACTACCAGCTCGAAACTGGAACCGGCAGGCGGCGGAATACGACCCGATGTTGATCACCGCCTGCTCTTCGCAGTAGGCGTCAAACTCGTATTTCATGATCAATATCCCGCCGATCACGGCGCGGCTGATCTCGCGCGGCGACAGCACCAGCTTGTGCTTGACCATGGCATCCTGCACATGAGCCATCAAGACCGTTGCTTCGACGAAACGATACTTATGCTCTTTATTGGTCCCGGACTTGGGAACCTCCTCGACCTCGCGCATGACGCCCACGATCGCCTGGGCCACCTTGGGGGCGCCTTCAGGCGGAACGAAGATGGGCCGGACGATGTCGCTCATCGGTGCCTCCAATGCAAAACCGCCCCGCCCCGGAATGGGACGAGGCGGCCTGGGATTTAAAAAAGCGACGTCACGGCACGCCACGCTAGCCACACCGCCAGCGCTACAAGGAGGAGCTCGACCAGGACCTGACCCAGGGCCCGGCCGAAAGCCTCACGGAAACTCGGGCGGGGTGTCGGCGTCGGCTTATTCATGCCAGCACCCTCCATGATCCACCGCCCACATATGGCCCCGGCCTCGCCTTCAGGTAGGGAGTTGCCAGTAATATAGCTGGGGATAACTAAGCACATTAGGCTGGCCCACTCCCTGACCGAAGGTGTAAAAACCGATACCACGATGATGTGCCGGGTTACAAGAGGAAATCGCGCGCGCCGCTCAGATTAGTCCCGGGCCACCCAACGCACAACGCCCCCCGGCCGCATGGGCCGAGGGGCGTTTGTCAGGGCAGCGACGAGACCGCATCGTCGGCAATGATCTTCCATTGCATGATGCCGGGTCGCTGGATCGGGATCTCCGGCAACGCCGGATCGGGAGGGATGGGGTCTGGAGCCATGATGGCGATCGGCGCCTCGGCCACGGGCTCCTGGGCAATTCGCTCCGGCAGCTCGTGCTGATCAGAAACCTGATCTACAAGCCCGGAGACCTGATCCAGTAGCTCCATGGCGTCGGCCGACGCCCGCTTGGCGTTCCAGCCATCCATCACGTGCATCGGCGTGTACCAATGCTCCTCCATTTTCGTGCTCAGGGCATTGCCCCGATAAACGATTGCCGGAATGCCCAACAGCGACAGGTGCACGTACGTCATGTGGACGCAGTGCGGATCTATGTCGACCGCCGAGACATGCAGGTGTTTCTGGAAATTTATGCCTTCATCCTTCAGGACCTTGGCCGCAGCCAGGACCATTCCACCGGCACCGCAGCAGGGCTCCATCACAGTGATGAAGCCCTTGCGGCCCATGACTTTGCGGATGTCTTCACCCGAACAGAGGTTCATCTTGGCCATCATCAGGCAGAGATGGAATGGCGAGAAGAACTGTCCCCAGTGCTTCATGGCGCTCGCGCTGCCGAGCTCGAGCCGCGACATGATCGCCTGCAAAGGCGGTTCGTCGAAGTCCTGCATGGCCAGCGAGAGCAGCGCCATCATCTCAGCCATCTTGCGGGCTTCCTCTTTCGAGTATTTGCCCACGATGGTCATGTAGCGAGCCTCGCGTTCGTCATATTGTCTGATGTCGACGGAATTGGAGATAGCTAATGCGCACATCTCCACCCAGTCGCAAAACACATGGTCGACGCGGTGACGGGAGTCGAAGGAATTCAGGGTCCGCGCCAACTCATCCAGAGGAGGGCGCGTGACTTTTTGCAGCTTTGACATGGTTGATGTCTCTCTGCCGGGCGGGATTGCCCGGAACCTTGCGGTTTCGGCATCAGGACGACGAAAGCCCCGCCGCCTCGCGGCAACGGGGCTGGAAAACCCTTACACGGTTCAGTCGCCTATTGTTCTCGAAAGCGAAAATTCGGACAGCACCTCCATCACCTCGTGCGGCTCGGGACAACCCTGGTTTTCCAGAGCGTCCCTAAAGTCGAAGAGCCGACGAATGATGCGTGTCTTGGTTCGCATTGATGGGGGATCGAGCATGGCGAGCAGCAGGCCGTGCAAGGCTTCCGTTGTGGTCGTCTTTTTGGCCATGGGATGACCTTTCGCCGGACTGTCAGGCCGGCTCTCTGCCGCACAGGATTGCCCTGTGCGAAAGGTCGGGAAGGAACCCGCGCCGGTGAGGGCGCGGGCCCAGTTTCAGATGCCGTGCAGCTTTTTGAACTTCTTGAGGTCTTGCAGCGATCTGCTCGATGCGCTCGACCTCTGCTGCAGCTTCTTGAGGAGTTGCGGCCCAACGACGGGCCCGTACTTCTTTATGAAGCTTTTCAGAGTGCGGATGATTTCCACCTCCTTTCACCCGGGTTGTTCCCGGGATCATCTGCCCCGCGGTGCGGGGAAGGCGCCCGCTTACGCGGGCGTCGGCTTCTTGCTGACGATGCGGCAATAGGGCTCTTCGCATTCGATCCATACCCGGGCCCCGCTCTTGAGCGGGGTGTCCGGCGCATAGACCACGCGCGCCTGGCCCTCGATCTCGACCTCCGAGGCCGAGATGCGCCGTCCGTTTCGCATGATGCTGATGGGTGGGGTGCGGTCGCCAGATTTCTGGTTCGCCGCTATGATATGGCGATTGATGTAGATCTTTGCCATAGCGTTACTCTTTCAGGAAAGGGTTTGGATCTTCAGGAATGAAAGCGCGCTGATACAGCCGGGCAATTTCTTCCATTGCGAGGATCACGGTGAACACCGCGTTGGTGCCATCCGGCCCAAGGCCGATGACTTCCATCTCGACGCCCCACCGATCGGCCCCGACAAAACGGACCGTGCCGGCTTCCAACAACTTTCTATCGCGTTGCTTGATGATCATGGTTTGCCTTTCGCCGGCATGCAGCCGGCTCTCTGCCGTGCGGGGATCCGCACGAAAGGCGCCCGCTAAGCGGGCGTCCCGAAAACCACCTGTCCTGGGAACAGGTAGTCTTCTGCTTCTTCATCGTCGGGCTTCATGCCTGATGAGTTGTCGAGGCAGTTCTCGAGGACGACTTCCGCCGCCTCGACCAACTCCGCGTCCAGCAGTACCGTGTAGGGAAAGGTCGGTACGTTGCTGTCCGGGTAGCCGGTCTCCTCGATCAACCTCAGCAGCGCATCGGCCCGGGCGATCTCGAACGGGTCCGCGTTGTCGCGGACGACCTCCTCCATCCCCTCGGCCATGCTGTGAAAGACACAGAGGGCGCGAGGGTCGGGGAAGGTGATGATGTTGGCTGGCATTGGGTTTGCCTTTCGCCGCGATCAGGCGGCTCTCTGCCGGACCCAGCGGGGCCGGAAGGCACCTGCGCTGTCGGGCGCAGGGCCGGGCTTAGTAATGCGTGAGGCGATAGCTGAACTGCGCCTCGGGGAGGTTCTTCAGCATGGTCATAAGCCGACCCTCGGCCCACATGTCGATCCGCTCCATCGGGGCATCGCCAGGGAATGGCGCCTCCTCGATGCAATAGAGAACGAACACGTGGTCGGCTGGCGAACGGACCATGAAGGTCACGTACCAGCGTGTCGCGGCGTCGGAACAGGTGATATTGATTGCCATCGCACTACCACTGCCAGTTGGATGGAAGTCTCTTGTGGAGATCATCGCATCGTTTTTCGAAATACAGGGCGTCGTTGATCTGGCCCGCAACCCGCATCAACATCGCCGCCCGCTTGTTGTGGGCGAAATCGAGCAGCACTTGCAGGTGGGTGGCGAAATCCGCCAGGTCCTCCGGCATCATGTTGTCCGCATTGATGTTGTCGAGGTCGTAGGCGAACGCGTTCGCCATGGAATTTCCTTTCGCCCAGTCAGGGGCTCTCTGCCGGTCGCCGTTATGGGCCGGGAGGAAATGAGTGATGGTGGGGGCATCGCCCCCACCAGCTAGGACGCGCTAATCGTGTGTTCGAGAAACACCGCCATGCAGTGAACCAACCGCTTCCGCCGCGCTTCAAAATCCTTGGCCGGAATGCTGCGAATGTTCGCCAGCAATTTGTGGGTTTCCTCGAGCAACACAACAGCCGCGATGATGTCCTTGGCTGCAAGCGCGGTTCGCTCCGCGTCTTCAGCCCGATATTTCAGGTCGTTATGGTCCGTCTGGTTTACGTCGTTGGCTCGCGCATCGGCCAACTCGTGCAACCGGTCAGCCTGCGCATCGGCAAGGATGACCAGTTCGTCGAGAAGCTCCATGCTGATCACGACGACTTTCTGGTGGGACATTCGGTGCCTTTCGCCGCAGTCAGGCGGCTCTCTGCCGGTTGCCGTTATGGGCCGGAAGGCAGCGATAGGCGGGCGCGTCACTCGGACGCGCCGCCGTCATCAGTGGGGTGAATTCGCCACGGCGGGTCGACGAAAATGCGCTGGTTCCGGTGTTCCGGCTCCAGCGTGTGCTTGGTGATCATGCGCGGGATGAGCTCATCGAACTTCGTGTGCATCACGTGCACCTGTCCCTTCGTGAGAAACTCGTCCCACATACACCGGAACGGGTCCGGGTCCGGGGACCCCCGCTTAGCACTGTCCATGCGTTCGTCGCGCTTGTCGGCGACCTTCTCCAAGGTCATCCGCAACCGGCGTGGATACTTCTTCGGTTTGGCCATGTTTGGCTTTCGCCGGCACACAGGCCGGCTCTCTGCCGGACCCGTCATGGGGCCGGAAGCCAGTCGAGATGGACGCGGGAGCTTGCGCCCCCGCGCCGCTCAGGCGTCGAGATCCTCGATCGCCTTGTGAACGACCGCTGACCGCTTGTCGATTTCGTCCTCGACGGACCCGAGGTCGGGAAACATGCCGCGGATCGCGGCGACCTGATGGTCGATCATCTTGATCACGTCATGCAGGTTTTCCCGCTCGGCCTCGTCACGCACCTTGAGCGCGTTGGCGACGAACTCGGCGGCCCAGGGCCGCAAGAAACCACGCGGATGCTTGAGCGGATGGTTCTCCAGATTAGCCAGAATCGTGCGGCGGATATTGGTGCAGATCTCCATGTAGGCCGCATTGAGGCGCCCACCCGGCTTGACGACTTCGTCGTCCTGCGTGGTCGGCCACTCCTTCATGGTGAAGATGTCCCTGATCGGGACGCCCTGGAGCACGGACAGCGTGTCAGCCGCGGCCCACCGGAATATCTCCTGGTAGTCCTCGGGGATGTCCGCATCCTTGATGGTGTTCCCCAGCGCATGCAGGATCTCGGCACGCCCGACCATCTCGTCAGGACGCCCGCCGCCAAAAGCGATCAGGGCGCGCTGGTGATAGGCCAGTCGCTCGACCTCCACGATGCGTTGCATATGAGGCTGGTTGGGGAAACTTCTCCAGGTCACCAGAGGGCCGGCGAGGATCGCCGATTGCTTTTCGGCAACCGGCCTGCTGAACCCGAGCATCGCGTGAATGTCGCGAAATAGGGACAGGCTCTCGGGCGGCACGCCATAGAGGGCACACTCCGCGAGCACGAGCGCGAAGAAATCGCTTTCCTTCGCGGTCTGCATCAGAGGGTTCCGGAGCATTCGGATGATGTCTGTTGATGGCATTGGTTTGCCTTTCTCCCGGGTATGCAGCCGGGTTCTCTGCCGTGCGGGGGATCCGCACGAGAGGCAAAAGCGTGAAGGGGTCCCAACGAGCGTATCGCTGGGACCCGGTTCAGGATCTGTCGAGGAACTCCCACTCGGGAGCGTCCTCGGGGGCCGCGTCGGCTATCTTCAACGGGCCCGAGGTTTCGATGGCGCCATGGGTGGCGTCCATCATCGCAGTGGCGTAGCGGCTATAAAGCTCTGTTCCGAATTCTGTGTTTTCGCGAACGAGACGCTTCCACAAAGCCTTTACGTCGTGTTCAGTCTTGGCTTTCAGGCGGATCCGGACGGAAACCGGACGGTCCTGAACCAGGAACAGGTCCATCTCATAGAGATGAGGGGCCAGTTCCTCGCGGGTGGTGACTTGTTGGGTTTCGATCTTGCGATACTCGGAAACCGAGATCGCGACGTCGTAGAGGTCCTCGAAGCTCAGGGCTTCGTCGGTATCCTCGTGCGGTTTGACCACCGCCTGGCCGCCCGGCAACCCAACGAGGACCGTCAGGTTATGCAGCCGGGCGTGGAGGATCATGTTGGCTGAATCCGTGCCAACGGCTTGCCTCATGCAATCGAGGTGTTCGAGCTGCTCGGTGGGGTGGCCCTGGCGGAAGACCGACATCTGCATGTCAGGCCCTCCGCTGGTCGGTGAGAAGGTAATACGGCTGGACGTTGATGATTTTAACGTCCTCGATGGCCGTCACGTCGCCGATTTCCAGTTTTCCCATCAGGGAGGAGATTTCCTCCGGCTTGATCTGGACAAAGAAGTCCTTGGGGCGGGGTTGCTGTCCCGTGAAAACGTCGTGGACGGTGCCCTTGACGTTGTGGTCGGAATGACCTCGACACTGGATCTTCACTGGGACAATGAGCGTGAGCTCGGCGTCCACCAGGTAATCCTGTGTCATGCGCTTGGGTTGGGACAGCATGAGATGCTGCTGGATCGGCTCGGCATATAGTTCTCGTGGACTTCGCCATACTTTGGCGGGGCCGTCCGTGAGTTCGACAACTCGTCTGACGTTGCCGCTGAGCTCCCACAGGAGGTCCTCGACCACGTCCTTGTCGGCCAGCATGCTCAACAGGGTGAGCCCGCTGACGTTGAGGATTTCGCCGTTGTCCTTGTGGATCATGAAATAGGACATGGGGTTTCCTTGTCTACCCGACGGTGCGCCGCGGTATGCGTCGCTTGCCTGCCGGAAACCTTGCGGTTTCGGAAACCCGTCCCGGGGTGGCCTGGCGTAGCCAGGCGTAACCATACGGGGCGATATTCGTTACGTATATATGGCGATTATGCCGAGATGGATCAACCGGTTATCGACAATATTGTGGTGGACCTGAAATTCTCCGCTTGCGCGCGCCGGGCGTGGTGCTAGGTTTCCGGCTTCGCCGAAAACGAGTGAAGGCCCGGCGAGGACCGGGCCTTCGATCGATTTGAGGCGGAAAACTAGGCTTCCGGGTGAATCAAAAGAGGATAGATAGGTCAGGCACGTCGTCCAGCAGTCTCCTGATATATAGATAACGCTCCACCCTACGCAAGCGTTTGTAGGTCAAGGCACCTCACCCGGGCATCACACCGCCGTATGACAACCGTCATGCGGGCGTTACACCGGGGGGAGGAAACCGTCCCATGCGTGCATGCACAATTTCGATTTCGGTGGTCCAGCCGCATGGGAAAGCACGCGTCGACGTGAAGGACGTGATGCTGCCCTCCTTGTGAGGGGGCGGCCATGGACGACGCAGATCTCCACCGCTGCCAGAACGACGGCCGGTTGCTGCGCTCCTACGTCGAGCGGCAGGTAAGGCTAAGGAAAGACGGGAAAAACTGGAAGGGGTTGTGCCCCTTCCACGACGAAAAGGACGGCTCCTTCACCGTCTACGACGACGGCCATTTTAAGTGCTACGGCTGCGGCGAGCGCGGCACTGTCTTCGACTACGTCAGGCTGCGTGACGGGATCACCATTCCCGAAGCGATCGAACTGGTCGGACGGGAACAAGGCATGCACTCGTCGGAGCGGAAAGACCGGCCCCGGCCGGATCCAAAGCCCAACGGCGCCCACAACGCCAATGGCGCCCACAACGCCAACGGTGCGCACGCCGAAACCTGGGTACCGCTCGCTCCGCCGCCACCCGACGCCGCCAAGCCAAGCGAAGCGCAGCTCGCCTGCGAGATGCTCCACGAATATGTCGGCGCCGACGACCGGGTGCTGTTCTACGTCCGCCGCTTCGAAGCCAAAGGCGACAAATCCAAGAAATTCCTGCCCCTGACCTTCGGCGCACTCGATGGCAAATGGGGCTGGCACACCCGAGCCGTGAACGCTCCCAAGCCACTTTACCGACTAAACGCCCTGGCCTTGGCTCCGCCCGACGCCGTGATCCTGCTCTGCGAGGGCGAGAAGGCCGCAGAAGCCGCCCAGAGGCTGTTTCCCGACCATGTGGCCATGGCATGGATGGGCGGGGTCAACGGCGACGGCAGCGCCGATTTTGGGCCCCTGGCGAGCCGTGCAGTGGTCCTGTGGCCGGATGCCGATCAACCCGGCGCCGACGCCATGGACCGGATCACCAAGCGGCTGGGCGAGCTACGCGTGCGCGATGCGCCCGCGCGCGCACGCGTGAGACGCCTCGACGTCAAGGGATTGTTCAAGGGGTTCGATGCCGCCGACCTCGAGGCCGACCCGCCGGAAGACCCGGAAATATGGCTGAAAGAGCGGCTGGAGCCCGAACCGGAAGATCCCGACCTGCCCGCCGGCGAGATCCAGATCGCCCAGGGCACCATCCGGCCGATCAGCGCCATCCCGCCCCGCCAGTGGGCCTACGGCAGCTTCATGCTGTTCGGCTCGGCCGCCGTCATCGGCGCCATGGACGGGGCCGGGAAAGGCATCATCGCGGTCGGCACGCTGTTGGCCTTCATCACCGGCAAACCCCTGCTGGGCGAGCATGTGTGGCGCAAGGGACCGGTCGCGATCATCACCTACGAAGACGATCAGGAGGAATGGGAACGCCGGATCGCCGCCGCCTGCATGCTCCACCAACTCGACTACGAGACCGTCATGGCCGACATCTACTTTTTCAACAAACCCGGCGGCAAGGTGACGATCGCCGCCCCGACAAAGAACGGGCTCGTGTTTCCGGACAGCCCGCGCATCGTGCATTTTCTCAAAAAATACCAGATCACCCTGCTGATCATCGATCCGTTCAACAGCGCCCACACCCTGGACGACGGCAACAACAACGTGGCGATCGCCGCGGTGGCCCAGGAAATCACCGCGATCGCCCAGAAAAGCCGGGTCGCCTGCCTATTGCTCCACCATCTCCGCAAGGGCGCCGTGGGCAGCGTCGACGATCTCATGGGCGCGGTCGCCCTGCGCGCCAACTTCCGATCCTGCCGGATCCTCCAGGTCGCCGACGAGGAAACCGCCAAAAACATGGGGATTACAGCCAAAAACGCTTGGCAATACCTCTCCGTGGTCGGCTCGAAAGAAAACTACGCCCCGCCCCTGGCCGACCGGATGTGGTTCCACAAAGCCAACTTCGACCTGGGCAACCCCGACGGTCTCTACAAAGGCGACAGCGTCGGCGCGATCGAACTCTGGAAACCACCCCCCGTGTTCGAAGGCCTCGACCTCTCCGTGCTCCGCGACGTGTTCGACGTCATGGCTGCAACGCTGCATGCCAAAAGCCCGCTTTGCAAGGAGTTACCTTGGATCGGAGACCCGCTGGTCGCCCAGGACAAGACCGTCGCCGAAGCCAAGAAGATAGTATCTATCTGGTTGGAAAGTCAGACACTTATCCCCGGCAAGGAATTCAGGAACGAACGCCGCAATCTGGTCCAGACGCTGGTCCCCAACCCAGTCAAGGTCGCCGAGATGATCGCCGATTTGGCTGGTAGTTCGAACCAGGGGTTCGCCGATGACTAACCTCCAAAACCTCAGCAAAACCTCAGCAAACCTCGACGGTCATTCCACTGCTGAGGTGCTGAGGTTTTTCTATACTACGTATAGGGGTAAACCTCAGCAGCAAAATCGCCAAAATGCACCTCAGCAAAACCTCAGCACCGCTCCGCTGCGCTCGGGTCGTGACCTCCCCCCCCCACCAAGAGGGGGGCGCCTAAGCGCGCCCCCCCCCGTGCTTTGGGCACGGGGGAACCTCTTGGTGGGGGGGTACGGCACGGGTCACCTGGGCGAAAAAGTCAGCACCTCAGCATCGCAAGAAAGGAACCGTCCAATGGCTGAGATCAAGACCATGTCCACCATCGAAGCCCTGGAACTGCGCATCCTGGAACTCGAGGAACTGCTCGATCAGCGGCCTCGTCGGTGGGGAAATCCACACCAACACCGGCGTGATCGGCAGAAAACCAGCGCCACGGTCAGCCTTATCCCGATGGGAGACGCGGGAGTGCTGCAATGTCCCAGATGTCGCTCAGAGGACGGCTATCTGCACCACAACGAGATCACGGTGTTCGATCGGGGAGAGGATGACGTCTGGACTGAAGTCACCACCGTACAGGGCGGCAGGATCTCCTCTCATCGACTTCCGTCAAGGCTTTGCGACAATCCATCCTCCCGCAGGGATGGCATCCGTATCGGCTTCTGGTGCGAGGTGTGCGGCCCCGAACATCCCTATGACGCATCCACCATCTGGCTGGAATTCGCCCAGCACAAGGGCAACACCCTGGTGTCCTGGCGGTTCGATCCGGACGAAGCGCACGTGAGCTCGTGGGGCGACCAGCGGTAAACCGCCAATCGTGGAAATCCGCCAATCTGCGGACGGCAGATTTAGCCGGCAGATTGGCGGATTACGCGCGGTTATGTGCGGTTACGTGCGGTTACATGCGCGGTTGCGCGAAACTGCTCGAAAATAATCAGCTAGTTTCGAGCAACCCAGGCGCTCAAGCTCAACGGTTCACTCGCGCGACTGGGCTGCGCTCGTGGATTTCGGTTCAGTCGGTATTTTCGGCTGCGCTCGCGGACAACGGTTCGGTCAGGATCTCTGGCTGCGCTCGTTCAGCACGGTTCGCTCCAGTGGAACGGCTGCGCTCACTTATGTCGGTTCGGTCAGAAAGCTCGGCTACGCTCGACCTGTTCGGTTCGATCATCTTTCACGGCTACGCTCTCGTGGGCGCGGTTCGATCATCTGTCACGGCTGCGCTCCTACATCACGGTTCGTTCGGGGGCCCGGGCTGAGCTCGTCAAGTTCGGTTCGGTCGGCTGTCTCGGCTGCGCTCACACCCCACGGTTCGATCGGTGTGGTTGGCTGCGCTCATTGAGATCGGTTCATGCGGTTTGCCCGGCTGCGCTCTTGTGCTTTGGTTCGGTCTGCGGTCAAGGCTGCGCTCTGTAACGACGGTTCACTCCCAATCTCTGGCTACGCTCGTGACTGGCGGTTCGCTCCAATTTTGCGGCTACGCTCGTGGAGCAAGGTTCGATCGCGGACAACGGCTGCGCTCTGGCGTGTGGGTTCGATCTCATCAATCGGCTACGCTCTCCTACTACGGTTCCCGCGGTGATTGCGGCTGCGCTCGATGGCGGCGGTTCCTTCCTGTATTGCGGCTACGCTCCATTGATACGGTTCTCTCGCCCGAGGAGGCTGCGCTCGTTTGCCGCGGTTCCTTCCTTATCGACGGCTACGCTCCATTGGCACGGTTCTTTCGCCCCATCGCGGCTGCGCTCAATGGCCATGGTTCGTTCGGCCGGGTCGGCTGCGCTCGTCTGCCGCGGTTCAATCATCTTACACGGCTGTGCTCGCTATTGACGGTTCGCTCCTTTGCGTCGGCTGCGCTCGTTCGGTTTGGTTCACTCCCGAGGGTTGGCTGCGCTCACATACTTTGGTTCGGTCGTTCCGGTTGGCTACGCTCTGTCATGACGGTTCGTTCAGCCTTGATGGCTACGCTCTCTTTTCTCGGTTCGTTCGGAGACCTCAACTGCGCTCGCAGAACACGGTTCACTCGCAATAGCCGGCTACGCTCATCGGATACGGTTCACTTCCCACTGCATGGCTGCACTCGACTTGGACGGATCCCACGACGATTGCGGTTGCGCTCTTTGGTGCCGTTTCATTCGGCTGGCCTGGCTGCGCTCTTATAGCCCGGTTCGTTCTCCCTTAACGGCTACGCTCGCAAAGCTTGGTTCTCTCGCTGTCTATGGCTGCGCTCCTGCGAGACGGTTCATTCCAGCGGAACGGCTGCGCACGGTTACGATGGTTCGCTCCTTCACAACGGCTACGCTCATATCACGCGGTTCACTCTTGCGATGCGGCTACGCTCGATTGTCACGGTTCCTACCTTGCTACGGCTACGCACAAGGGCATCGGTTCTGTCACGCTTGCGGCTGCGCTCGCACACTTTGGTTCGCTCCACGAGCAGGGCTGCGCTCACAAGACACGGTTCGCTTCACTGTCACGGCTGCTCGATGAAAGCGATGACGGCACGAATTGCCAGGAAAAGAGCGAAGCCTAACCATACTGCGTCGATGAACTCAGTCATGACTAACCGCACTCCCATTCTACTGTTCACTCGAATTCCCAGGTTGCGCTCTTGGCACGCGGTTCGATCTACTGTTTCGGCTGTGCTCGACAAGTGCGGTTCAGTCTACTTCCCCGGTTACGCTCCCGCATTCAGGTTCATTCTTCAACAACGGCTGCGCTCATGGCCTGCGGTTCGCTCCGTTCGCATGGCTGTGCTCTCTCGCTTCGGTTCTTTCAACCAGTTCGGCTACGCTCTGCCTTTCAGGTTCAATCCGATGTGACGGCTACGCTCACATACTTCGGTTCTCATCCGCTCACCGGCTACGCTCTCTTCAGACGGTTCATTCAGCCAATCGTGGCTGCGCTCACACCACACGGTTCATTCACTCTCAACGGCTACGCTCTCCCTAACACGGTTCACACCGATACCACGGCTACGCTCATGCCTTCCGGTTCATTCCGAGACGCGTGGCTGTGCTCAGCTCTTCCGGTTCGTTCCAAGACTTCGGCTGCGCTCTTCATTCATGGTTCTCTAGCTGCTTATGGCTGCGCTCGTTATCTCCGGTTCGGTCGAAAATGGCGGCTGCGCTCAAGATCTACGTCTCAGTCTCGAACTTCGGCTGCGCTCCATCGTGACGGTTCGCTCTAGTACGTCGGCTGCGCTCCAGTGTCTCGGTTCGTTCAGTTCTCCTGGCTGCGCTCATGATCAACGGTTCCATCTCGATAAACGGCTGCGCTCTAGCTCATCGGTTCGTGCGATATTTACGGCTGCGCTCTCGGTTTTTGGTTCAGTCCTTTTCTCCGGCTACGCACCTACGTTGCGGTTCTCTGATGAGGATCGGCTACGCTTCTTGACATCGGATCGGTCTTTTCTGCCGGCTACGCTCGCTACCTCCGGTTCGGTCTTCTATGACGGCTACGCTCGCATTTAACGGTTCGTTCCAACGCTTCGGCTGCGCTCGCGTCCAATGGTTCAATCCGGCAAGACGGCTGCGCTCTCGGACTTCGGTTCGTTCATTGTTAGCGGCTGCGCTCAACACAACGGTTCCATCCTGTCGTTCGGCTGCGCTCCTCGCAGGCGGTTCACTCAGAATCCATGGCTGCGCTATCGTTTCACGGTTCACACTCTGCGTTCGGCTGCGCTCGGCAATTATGGTTCGGTCAGGCTCTATGGCTGCGCTCCCTTTGGTCGTTTCATTCAAATGCGTCGGCTGCGCTCCTGCGGCCCGGTTCACTCCGAACGCTCGGCTGCGCTCAGTCTCGACGGTTCAGTCGCATCGTTCGGCTGCGCTCGCCGCACGCGGTTCATTCTGATGCGAAGGCTGCGCTCCTGTCTGACGGTTCATGCTCAAGGTGTGGCTGCGCTCACGTGGGCAGGTTCGTTCAGTTCTTCCGGCTGCGCTCAACAAAGACGGTTCACTCTTCGCGTCCGGCTAACGCTCTTCTGCGTCGGTTCACTGCCAGCGGTCGGCTGCGCTCAGCGGTGTTGGTTCGTTCCTGTGGATCGGCTGCGCTCTGCGGCAACGGTTCTCTACCACTGTACGGCTGCGCTCTCCAACCTAGGTTCATTCCGATGTTACGGCTGCGCTCCCCTGGTGCAGTTCTCTCGGTCTCGTGGGCTACGCTCGCTTGCAACGGTTCATTCATCCATAACGGCTGCGCTCCTGGCGTACGGTTCGGTCATTTATCACGGCTGCGTTCAAGCCCCTTGGTTCGCTCTGGCACGATGACTGCGCTCCCTAACTTCGGTTCAGTCGGCGATTATGGCTTCGATCTCTTGCCATGGTTCACTCGTTTCCTCTGGCTACGCTCTCTCTTTACGGTTCACACCCTTGAATAGGCTACGCTCACCTTGCCCGGTTCTTTCGTGACAACCGGCTGCAATCGCCTGTTTCGGTTCATTCAAACAACTCGGCTGCGCTCATGGAGAGCGTTTCAATCGAGGATCACGGCTGCGCTCAACTTCGTTCGGTTCCCTCCGGCGCGACGGCTGGGCTCGCGGTGGTAAGGTTCACACCCGCAAGGTGTCGGTTCGCTCGCGAAGTACGGTTCCTTCCGAGATGTTGGCTACGCTCGCAGACTTAGGCTCGGTCTCGTGCTTCGGCTGCGCACGGTCTCTCCGGTTCCCTCACACAACACGGCTGCGCTCCCGCGGCTCGGTTCATTCGCAATTTATGGCTGCGCTCTTGCGCATCGGTTCACTTCATCGACGCGGCTACGCTCGCACCAATCGGTTCATTTACACGATGCGGCTACTTCGTCGTCATCGGCCAGTTCGGCGGCGGCCGATAGTGGGTGTGGAGCGCATGGGTCATTATGTACGGAACTGGGGGCTTGGTGCCAGTCGCAATCTCCCACCACACCGCCTGCATATGGCTGAGGAAGAACTTCGTCGCATAGCGCTTCGCTCGCAGATGGATCCTGGCTGGCGGCAAATGACCCTCCGTGTAGTGCTTGTGCGCATCCGTCTTCGGATCGAACTTTTTCGCCTTCAACGACGCCGCGGCCTGGTCGGCAAACTTGCCGGCAGCATTGTTGGCCTCCTCGAGCGCCTTCCGCTCTTTGTAGATCTGCCCGTAATACGCGTTCTCGTTGCCGGATACCTTCACGAACGATTCCCCGACGATCCAGCATAAACGCTTAAGACTGGCATTGAATGGCCGTTTTTGGCCCTTTTCCCACTTCACCGTGGGATCGAGGCCGGCAAATCGCCAGATGTGCCCCGCGGTCGGGCAGGAGAACTCCGGCATATACTCATGCGGCGTTAGCTTCCGCTTCTTGTCGTCACACCGCCGCTGATGCTCCACCGGGTTGCGGCCGTGACAGATCTTGCACCACTCGCCCATATAAATGTGCGCCATCATCCCGGCTGAGATGACCGGCCCGATGCCGTGGATCGACCGCATCCACTGACCGATCTGCTTGGAGGCGCTGTAGGCGTCCAGCGCCTTGCCGACCTGGCTCTCCAGGCTCTCCCGCTGCTCGAGCAGCCACTCCATGATGGTGTTTGGTTCCCTGTTTTCGCCCAGGGCTCGCATCTGATGCGCGGCGCGAATGCGGTCAGCCTGCATTGCGTAATAGCTATCCACCAAGAATCTCGCTTCGTCATCGGACAGAATGCGCGCCGCCACCCGCAGGTCGCGGGTCAACCTGGCGATCGGCGTCAAGTCTATCCCCATCGGCCCCAGCGGCGGCTTCGGTCCGCTACAGCCGCCCCCGTTGGGCTTCTCCTCTGGTTGATCGGTCATTGGGTACTCTCCCTCGGTTAAGCCGCCGCGGACCTGCCGCGCCGGCGCCGGAAATCAAACACTGTCTGCTCAGGAAAGTCCACCATGGTGTGCGGAATTTGCTCGTCCTCCACCACGTCCCAGAACTCCCGGACACTGCGAACAACGTCAACCTTGTGATCCATCCAGGCCAGCGTGTCATGCAACTCGGCCTGCTCCTCGCTCAGCGTGGTGCGGTCGTGGTGCAACGTGCGCGCCAGCTTGACCTCAATCCAGCGACAACGAGCCCTGTGTGTCAGCAGCACGAGATCGGGCACGCCGCGCACCAGCCCCATGCGGTTGAGCAGGTCGGTCGTCTCGGGCGTGCGATACCCGCCGTTCGCGATCATCGCCAGGATCGCGTCCCAGGGCCGCACATGCCGCCGAAATAGCGTCACCAGGTAGATCTGCAACTTCAGCTCGTGCTGGCTCGACTTCCGAGGGGCTGTGATCTCGCCAGTGCTCACGGCAATACCACCGACTGCGCGCCAGATACATCAGCATGGGCACTTCGCGCACCGTCCCGGTCGGACAGATCCCGAACGGGGCGTTGGGCGCCCCGCAATCGGCACATGGTATTCTCACTGGATGCGGGCTTTGCGGGCTTTACCATGTGCGCGCGGCTTGGGTTGGACAGCGATCGGCTTGGCATGCAACGGCGGCCGGCCGGGACCGCGCCGGGCCGGAAACTCGAACTTCTTGCCTTTCCTATGCGCCTGGGCCCGCTCGACCAGCCTGGCCAAGGCCACCATCGTCTCCGGCTTGGGCATCCAGTCGCGATCCCGCAACCTGAGCAGGCTGTTTTTGTGCAGGCCGGTGACCTCCTGCATTTTCCACAACGTGTAGCCGTGCCAGGAACGCAGATAGGCGGCCGCGCGGCGGATCTCGTCCAGCAGCGCATCCGATCGGTCTACGTGGGCCGAAACCTTCTCCGCGAAGGACGTCTGGATCGTCATGTGGTGGTCGTGTCCTTTGAGAACGCAAGATATTGATATAGTTATACCCCGAACCAGACCAGGGGGCGGTCATATCTCGTCATCGAGTTCGGGCTGCGACCGTGGACCTTATTATCAAAGATGGCACCCTCGTGCCAATCGCGGCGATCACCCCAACCGCAGAACGTATCGCCAAAGGCGACGTCGTCGGACAACGCTCCCTCACTCCCGGCGTGCTCGAGCAACTCGCCGCCGCCGGCGACCTCGGCGAGAACGTCCCCGCCCTGGTCGCGGCCGCCGAATGGTTCATGGAACAGGCCGAGCTCTCGCAGGTGCGCGGGCGGATGGTGGTGAGCCAACTCATGACCAGGCTGCCGTCCTCGGCTCCGGCCGGTAAGACGCAAGCCCGGCTGATGCTGCTGCGCTCTTACGACTGGCTCGGGCACGACGGCTGGAACGTGCTCTACGACGTGCTGGTGTGGAACAACCAACTCCGCGGGCCCGAGCGCCGGGCGATGTTCCGGATGGCGCTGCACGGCCTGTCCCAGGCGCTGGACGCAAAAAAACCCCGCTGAGACCGAGTTCGTTAGAACGGTCTCAACGGGGTTAGGTGGTAATCAGAAGCGTAGATCGCGTTGGCAGATCAACGCTTCAATGGGGGTTTGGTTTCGACTGGCACGTGGGGGCACCAGCTCGTCTGCCTGCTTCCCATCAAGGGCAGCAGAAACCTGGCCGCACCGCCAGGCGCCCGCCGGGGGCTAAGGCCCGGCGTAATGCAATTTGCCTGTGCAAGCACAGGCGTAGCTTTGCGGCACCTAACGGTGCGACCACCCGCCGTTCCCAGCTACCCGGATCATGCCTGGGCGGGGCACCTCCATCCTTGCGGTCGGAGGAATTTTCTAGGGGGAACGGCAAGCTGGCCAACCCATCGACCGCCCCGGGCCAAAAGCCAGGGCGCCGGCCGCGTGACTGGCAGCAGGACATTGCTACATGAGCGAGGACATGCCGGTGGTCGCGGTATCGACGGATTGAAATTCTAGCTGACCAAATCTCCAAACCCCGGTGGCCTGGAGAACCTTTTCGGCGCCCCTTGCGGGGCAGCCTATCGGCACTAACGGGACCGATGGTCGACCGTTGATCAACTCTGATAAGGATATGGCGATTATGTAACGGTCCTTCAAGGCTTTTTTGCAACAAAAAACGCCCCGCGAGGATCTCTCGCAGGGCGGAATTTTATGCGCGTGAGCGCAGCGCATCGATCTGCGCAGGAAGATGCGCATAACCATACGGACGATACACAATCCGCGCCGCAGGCTTGTTCCAATCGTCGACCAGAAACTCAAAGGTCGCGGTGCCGTCAAGGCTGTCATCAGGGTCGAGCTTGTAAAAGCTATGAGCCTTGGCGAAGGCCAGAGCTACCCGACACGACAAATGCAGCATGTCAGCGGTGGAAACCTGCGGCAGCATGCCATGCTCGGTCATCGGATCCTGGGTGGGATCACACAGACTTTGCGGGTCGAGGGCATGCTCGGCGGTCCAACTCGCCATCCAAGGACGGGGCTGGAAGGATATCGCGTGGCCGGCGCCGTCCTCTATGCGGACGATCGCACGCTGAACCTCAGCGCGAAACGCGAAACAGGCGAGTATGGCAAGGCCCATTTGAACGGCCTCCTCATACGCCTTGGGTTTTGGCCTGGGTTTGCCCAGGCGCTGGTGATACAGCGGCATGCGAAGCGCCAGGAGCGTATTGTTATAGGCGGTCCACAGCAGTTTATGAGGCCGGGTCGTCGCCGGCAGGCTGTGGAACGGCGCCGTGGTACGCAGGTCTTCGACTATGCCAGCTATTATGTCGGGCATGGTTTGCCTTTCGCTTCCAGTGGCAGGGAAGCTCTCTGCCCCACATGGGATCATATGGGAAAGGCAATAAGGAAAGGCCCCACCCGAAGGCGGGGCCATGGCAGTCAGAGCGGAACGCCGCGAGGACGAAATTCCTGGTCCTCCTTTTGCTCCCACCTCTCGGGCGGCAGCATGTCGATCGGCGTGTCGTCGTCGGGGTGATAGAGCACCGGCGCCCACATTTTGGCGTCCTCCCAGAAACTCAGCCCGTCCTCCACCTTGAGGGCGTAGTCGAGCTGCTCCTGGATCGTGCTGTCATAGCCGCACTGGACTTCGTAGTAGGAGCCGAAATCATGCGCCATCGAGGCGACGAATAGTCGCACCCCCTCGGGCGGCTCACCGAAAACACGCTTGAGCGCCGCGATGTAGGCGCGGCATTCGATCTTCTGCACATGCGCCCAATCGTACTTTTTAGAGCCGGTCGCGGCGCATGGTTCCTCGGAAGGGGTTGTTCCGATGTAGACGAGACCTCGTGTGTTCATGAGGTATTGTCCCTTTCGCGCCCAGCAGCAGGGGCGCTCTCTGCCCCATGCCGAATGACATGGGAAAGGGATGGGTGGCTTCAGCCATGCCGCGCGGATCGCAGCATGGGTGGCATGTGGGGAAGCCTCCGGAGAGGCGGGGGAATGAGGGGGCCGGCCCCGGCGGGACCAGCCATGCCGCTCATTTGACGATGAAGCCCATGATGAGAAGCCAGGCCCCTAAGAGCCAGGCCCACCACGGGACATAGAGCAGGGCGCAGGCCAATAGGAACATTGGTCGGTTGCCTTGTGCTGGGGGTTGCAAAAGAAACGCCCCACCCCGGAAAGGGCTGGAGCGCTTCTCATAAATGGTGATCAATCGTATTGATTGCAATGTAGGAATGAAGAAAACCCCCAACCCTTCGATGAGGGCTGGGGGTTTTTCTGTTCAGCTAACGACTTCGGCGTCGACCGGAGCGGCTTTGGCCTTCTTCTCCTTGGCGGTGAAGGGCCATACGGTCTCGGGCTTCTCGAAGCGGATGTTGCTGACTTTGCGGTAGAGGTACTTGGTCGACTTGACGGTGCCGTAAGTGGCGCCGCCGACGACCGCGAGGCCGCCGATAACAACAGCCGACTTGCCCAGGTTGTAGAACCCAGCCTCGACACCCCAGCGCAGGTTTTCGCCAGCGCGGCGGAGCGAGATGAAGGGACGAACAGCCTTGACGGCATCGGCAACAGTGGTTGTGTCAAGCATTGTAGCCTCCTTGGTTTCGCCGGCCTTTTCTAGAGAAGCCGGCTGATCTCCCCCCGCGAGGGGGTACCAAGTCTTTTCGCTTGTGTTATAGATATAGGGTTTAGTTGTATAAATGCAAGTGTTTTGTGTGATTTTGTTGAATAAAATCAGTATTTTATGCGCTTTTGAGGGGTCCGGCCCCGATCCCTGTGCAGGATCGGGGCGAACTTCTCACTAAACGTGCGAACGCGGAGCTGGATGCAGCCGCTGCAACGTCCGGCGAAGCGCCTTACGCGTCTCCTCCGGCACGTCGTCGTTCAACGACATCTTGACGGCAGCACGAAAAACATCGCGCTGGCCCTCGAGATACTTGATGGCTTCGACCGGAATTTCCTCCGAAGCAAGCAGCAAGCAGAGAACAACGCTATTGCGCTCCCTGCGCATCCCACTCTGCGAACGCAAGCGGGAAAGAAGCCCGCGACCCTCCTCGGAAACGATGTGATACCCCGCCGTGATGACAATCGCACTCGCCGCAAACCCCACGGCATAAGCCATGGAGCCAAGCGACTTGCCATTCGTCATCCGGCGGACCGCATCGCCACCGTTAAGGGGCGCATCGGTGCCAAAACTCATTGGTTTTGCCTTTCGCACCCCAGTAGCAGGGGATGCTCTCTGCCAGCCCCGGAAGGGACTGAAAGGCACGGTCCGGGATTACCGGACCGCTTGGGTTCTCAGAAGCAGCGGTATTTACCGCCGCCTGTCGAGTAGCAATAAGCATCGGCGCTATGCGAGTACGCATAGCCGCCGGCAAGGGCCACAATGACACTGAGAGCGAGCAATATTCGCTTCATTTGGTTTTGCCTTTCGCGTCCAGTCAGGGACGCTCTCTGCCAGCTCCGGATGGAACTGAAAGGCGACCCGCGCAGTGGCGGGCCTCCGGAGTGCTAGCACCTCCAGTAAGGGCAACGATAAACAACGACCGGCGGCGTGTAATAGTAGCTTGGCTGGCTCGCCGAATAGACTTCGGCAGCGCCTAACGCAGCAGCGCCGACCCCTAAGGTAACAGCGCCGATCGTGTGCCAATCCACCGAACCATCGGTGTTGCAGCCGCTGAGCAACATGCATATGCATGCCGTCACTAGCTTCCTTGTGTAAGACATTTGGGGGTCTGCCTTTCGCATCCATTCAGGGACGCTCTCTGCCGGTCCCCGGGATCGGGGCCGAAAGGCGACCCGCGATGCGGGCCTCCAACCCGCTATGCGGGCTTTTTCCGAGGGGCGAAGATCGCGGCGAGGATCGCGCCGAAAGCGCCAGCGGCGTTCAGCATGTTGACCTCGTCCCAGAGCTTCTTGGCCTCGTCGTCAGGCAGTGCCTTGAGCACCTTCTGAATGGCGACGGCCTGGTTGGCCTTGTCTTCCGTCTCCGTGAGGTAGTGGAAGAGATGGCTCTTGGGGCCGTTGAAGGGATTGTACATTGGCGTGTGCCTTTCGCGCCATGCAGGGCGCTCTCTGCCGGACACCCGTGTCGGGGCCGAAAGGCACCCCGCACATGGCGGGGCAGTCTTCAGTCTTGGGCGCCCAGCCACACGACGGGAAAACCGTCATGCTTGGCGGCTTCCTGCAGATGGTCGATCCAGTTGATGAGACCGTCCAACCCAGGATCCGTGTCCGCGAGGCTGAGCAAGAGCTGTTTTTGTTGGGAAAGTAGCTTCCAGTCCGTCGCGGCGAAGATGTCTTCGACGTGCAGACCGGCCCAGTCATCCCGCAGTGAGCGGGGACCGTTGGGAGGTGGGGTAAGCATTTGATGCTTCCTTGTGTTTGGGGATATGGATTTCGTCGGATTTCCTAGAGACAGGCCATCATGGTGGGATCGTGCGATCCGCGGGCCTTCCCGACTGAACTCGCCGGGCTTGAAGCCGGCTATCCATCGCGTAGTCTAAAGGTGGTGTTTCGTAATGAAAAATCAAGGTGTAAGGCAGTTTTCTGCCATTTGAGGGGGTTATGAGACGCGAAACAGCGCCCGAAATGGTGCTATTGGCCAAGCTGCTCTACGAAACTAGGGAAATCAGTTTCTCGCAGTTGACTGGCCAATTCGACATCCAAAAGACGTTGATTGGCGGATTTTCCAATAAACAAGGCTGGACGCCGTTCCCAAATGTGGTGGAACAACTCGCCAAACAGGTGGAAACTGAGGCTATGGAAGCGGTGAAGAAGCATCGGCCTGGGCGGCCCGTCAACGGCCAGAAGCCGTTCGAGCTACCCAAGCGCTCGCCAGGTCGGCCACGCATATACCCGCGTGATCGCAACGCCAGGCCAACCACCGAGGAGCAGATCCTCATCAAGCAAGCGCGCGAACTGTGGGAGGCCGGCAAGGGCAACAAGGCCCAGGTCGCGGCTTTGCTCGGTATCCCGGTGACCCGGCTTTACCACGCATCGAAGGTGCAGAACTGGGTTGATCCACGGCTTGCCAAAATGAAAGCAGAGTATCCAGAGAGTTTTGCGACTTCAGGATTTATTATTCCACCACCTTCGCCGGACACAGCCAAAGCACAGTTGCAAATAACGCTATCGGCTATTCGCGGTATGATGTCGAGGCGGCAAATATACCAACTCGATGACTTCGAAGAGCTCATAGCAAAATACGGTCATCTTATAGAAGTGTATCTTGATCCTCATCGCTTTGTTGATGAGCGAGGACTGTCTGCCGATGAAATCGTCAGGCGGGTCGCGGAGGTACAGGGCACGGCTCTGCGGTTACTGACCCCCACCAAGCAGGACAGCCTGAGCGGATCGCTCAAGACCTACACCGACGCGCTGATGCGCAGCATCGAACTCAAGCGCGCGATCGCCGGGCTGAACAAGCTGGTGCCGCCACCCGATGGCGAGGTCGACGAGGAACAAGGCGGCGATCGCCACATCCTCGACATGCAAACCCTGTCGACCGAGGAGTTGCGGGTCGTGCAGCGTGGGATGGAACTGCTCGAGCGCCACCAGAGGGCAGCGCGCAGCCTGCCGAGGCCGCCGGCGCCGGACGGCATCGACGACCTGCTCGGCCCCGAACCTCAGGTGGTCCAAGACCCCGATATCGCGCCGCGGTAACCAACCCGGTTCGGATGGCGCCAGGTCATGCCGTAGGCTATGTCGCAATGCTCGGCACAGTACGAATGGCCGTGCACGACCGGAGCGCAGCAAAACTGCGGGTTGCGGCCGGCGCGCTCCCGGTGCGGCCACATCGGCCACTGGCAGGGCTTCACCAGCGGCCCCGGCTCAGGCAGCGGCTTCCTCTTCCGGCCAGACGGGTTGAACACGAAATTCAACATCCACGCCGCTGTGCCGGGTTGTTCGCGATTCGCGCAAGCGCGACGTGCGGCTCAGGCCTCCTTCAGGACCTTGGCCACCGGCTCGACCAGCCAGCCGCGCGCCTTGGCGCAGCTTTCGCACCAGGCGCGGTCGGGGACAGCTCGGAAAATCGTGATGTTGCCGGGGGTCAGGACGGCATCGACCCCGGGGGAGAAGGTGATCGCCTTGCGGCCGCACTCACATCGGGGCATCGATCTCCTTCAGCGGCACCGGGCAGGAAGGCTTCATGCCGCGCGGGCGATAGGCCCACTCCGCCAGAAAGCGCTTGCAGTTGCCGCAATAGCGAACTTCGGCTTCAGCCTCGTCGGTGGCAGTGGCGCCACAAATCGGACAGACGATATCGTGCGTCATCATAGGCTTCCTGGGGATAAAGGTCACCCTTTGCGGCGTTTTCATTCGAGCGGCAACCCCTCCTGCACCGGCTTGTCGGTATCACGCAGGGCCAGCAGCGTCGCCAGCACCGCTTCCATGGACAGGATCTCCTCGTCGGCGATCTTCTGCGTCATGCGATGGCTGGCCACCCATTTCGGATAGTTGTAGTGGCGCATCCGCACCTCGCGCTTGATGCACTCGATCTGGCGCTGCAGGCCGGGAACGAAGGGTGGACTCATGGCGAGCCCGGAGGCGGCGCGCCCTTCTGTACCTGTCGCAGTACCTGCCGGATGTGCTTGTGCATTGCATCCAGCACGGACACCGCGCCCCTTTTCCCCGCTTTCAGGGACTGCCTGGTCATCACGAGCTCAATGATCTTCATCTGGGTGACGGGGTCATACTCATCGAGGATGGCGGTGACGCGGTCGACGAACGGCATCAGGTCGATGTCGAGGTAAGCGGTTGGCATGGCAGTTCCTTTCGGTTGTCAGTCCAGATCGCCTCGCCAGACGCGGTACATCAGCGTCAGGCCGCCGTAGATCACGCCGATGATCGCGGCGAAGAACAGGATCCAGATCAGGTCGCTCACGTGCGTGGCGACCCGTCTGCGTTGCGGGTGATCGCGACATTCGACCACATCGCGCACTCCCGAAGCTTGCGCATCACGTAGGTCCGGTCGGGGCCTTCAGGGAGCAATTCCGAGAGGATGTCGGCCAATTCGGTGAACGCGTTGCGCACCTCAACCATCAGTTCAAGCTGCTCGTCCGTTGGCTTGAGATATTGGAACGCCGTTGGGTCGATCATCGGAGTCCTGCTCCACTCATTATGGCCCTGATCAAATCGATAGATGTTTGATGATCCGATGTCCCCACGGATGCGCGGCGTACCAGATTGTCCCTGACAAGCCGGTCCGCCATGGTGATGGGCATGAGATAGGCGTGCATGTGTTTGAACCGTGCGATGGGTTCGTACTCCAGGTAGAAATTGTCGGTGGCACGCACCAGGCAAAGATCCTCAGGCTCAAAGCTCTTATGGATCTTGGTCCAGTATCGACGGGCAATTTGATAATCCTGCTTGGACGGGACCGTGGGTGCCGTGGGAGCGTATTGCCGGTCGATGAGGATTTGAACGAAGGCTTCCCGCCGTTTCCTTTCGGCTTCTTTTTCCTGACGCGCTTCCTTGGCCCATTTCTCGGCGAGCGACATTGGCGGTGACGGTGGCGGCGGTGGTTTGGCGTAATCATGCAAGCCAGAGAGCTGGGGACTCCTGCGCGAGAACGCCTCCGGGCTGTCGCCCGACGACGGCAGGATGACATCGACCGTTTCGACATGGCCGGCGCGGCAAACCTGGTTGATGAAATCCGCCGTTCCCTCTTCGTCGTCTATCCAGTCGAGGAAGATATCCAGGTTTTCCAGCGCCATGCTGCGCTGGATTTTTTTCGATCCATGCCTGCGGTGTGGCGATGGCACTGCCTTATGTCGTCTTCACCACCAGGAACGGCGCGCCGTTCTTGCGCTCGACCCCCTCGAGCACCTCGCCATCGTCGAGGACGGCATCCTTCACCGCCTTCTCGTTGAGGGAGCGACTGACGAAGCGGTCCTGCTCCATCAGCTTGGCCGGGTCGGTGATGATCACGCCGTCGGTGCCGCGCTGGACACGCGCGTCGACCAGGGTCGACTTGAATGCCAGCAACGCCTTGCTCTTGCCGGCGGGACGGAACAACTCGGGGAATTCATTCATAATGCCGATCGCGGCCTTGCGGGTGTTCTCGGCCTTCTTCGATCGGCGTTGCTGACGGATCAGCAGCTTGTCGCGGCGGGCCTTGATCGCGTCGGCCTCGGCGCGGGCCTCGTCGCCGGCGAGCAACAGCGCTTCCATGAGGCGGCCAACGTCAGCGCCCTTGCCCTTCAGCATCTCGAGCAGTTCTTCGGCGTCGCTCATGGCGTCGGGATCGTCGGGATCGGCTTCGGCCGCGATCGCGTTGAGGTGCAGCGAGGCGATCTCCATCGCTTTCATGATCTGCCAGCCCGAAGGCGGCTCCAGCGGCTTGTCCATCATTCCTCCCCCATCCAGTTGCGGTGGCAGGCCTCGCACAGCATCGTGGTCTCGTCCTCGCCGATGTAGAGCCGGGCGGCGTCGGCGTTCTCGCAATCCTCGCAGACCTGGCGGCCGCTGCCCTCGCATTCGAAGCATTCGCCGGCATCCCACACGTCTGGGTCGTTGCCGCCGTATTTCGAGGCAATGATGCGCCCCTCGCCGCCGCAGGCGCCGCAGTTGAAGAAGCCGAACAGTTTGCTCGCGGGGGCGCTCATTCCTTATTCCTTCTTCATGGCCGCAAGCTCGCTGGGCAGCGGCGGCAGCGTGTGCGCGCCCAGCGCCAGGGGTTGCGGCGGGGGTGGCGCGTCGCTCTGTGGAAAGCAATAAGGCGGCGTTCCGCGTAGCTTGCCGCGCGGCACGAAGCCCATGCGCGCGCCTTCATTGCGCAGGTTCTCCATCGAGACGCCCATGCGCAGCGAGATCGCCGTGTTCGACAGCTTCGTGTCGTGCCACAGCTCACGCAGCCGCTCGTGCATATCGTCGGTCCACAGAATGCGCCGTACCATGAAACCCTCCTACTTCGTTTCACCATGCATGCTGCTGTAGATATCCTTCAGGTTCACCATCAGCAGCAGGAAGGTGAAATGCGGATCGCGCGCGACGGTTCGGAACAGCTTTTCGGACAGGGCCAGGATACAGGAGATAATTGCCGCCTCCTGGTTTATCGGATCCAGGTCGCCGAACTGGGAGAGCAGGTCCTCGATGGTGGTCCCTACCTTGATTGCCACCTCTTCCGAAACCGGCGGTCGTTCCATCTGTCGGTCCATCACACTGTGCTCAATAACAAAGCTAGCCCGTTGTCTGTCAGGGCGTCAATGGACTAGACTGCATCAAATCGGAGGCTGTCATGGCATTGGAACCACCCCGGATCGGATCACCGCCGCCGGAGCAACCCGAGGTTCCCATCCTCGATCGTCTGATCCGCTCGAACAAGCGGGCCAAGGTCATCATCGACCTGCAACGCGAGATAACCGAGACCATGCAGATGGTCTCGATCGGCGGTCAGGACGCGGTCAAGAAGCTCAACGTCGATGGCGAGCCGTTGCTGACCGAAGAGCAGTTCGAGGCGTTCTGCGGCGGCCTCGAGAGGATGGTCAACAAACTCATCGAGGTTCGCGCTGAACTGCAGGGGGTCATCCAGGGACTGACCGAGGCGATCGGCCGGCTGCCGTCGAACGACTGGAGGACACAGCTATGATGAACTGCTTCTGGTTTCACACCGCGCTGCGTGATGCTTTCAAAGTTACCCTGCACACGGAGGGCTGCCGGATCCGCACGCGGATGAAGGACAGCAAAGGCTGGACCGGTCCGCTCACCATCCAGCAGGTCGCCATCGTGCCGCCTGGTTCCTACCGCACCTGCAAGTCATGCCGCAGTGCCGATCCGTTGCCGGCTAAGCAACGCTCCTACGGGCCGCGCAAGGTGCTGTCGCCGCGGCAGCGGAACCAGCACGCGCGGATGCGCGAGGCATGAATGATCCTGCGATGCGCGTTGTTGCTGCTGTTCGTGCTCTCGCTGGCGGGTCTGCTGCGCTCATGTGCCAAGGTCTGACATGACGACCTTCGCCCTAGGCTTCCTCGTCGGGGTCGGCGTCACCTATGTCTGGTCGCGGTTGCACCGGCCTCGCTGGCTGGCCCGGCCCTGACAACCCGCGCTCGAGGATGTGGCGGATGGCAGCCGCCCGGCTCATCAGGCGATGCTCATGCCAATAGGCATCTATCCGCTCTGCCATAGACGACGGTATGCGCAGTGGCATTGTGACGAATGCTTCCATAGCTGATGGATGATGCATCTGCGTCGATCATGTCAATGGCATTCACGGCAGCGTGTGTCGTGGAACTTTACACCGACACCCAGTCAGAATGGGTTTTGGCATTGAGGGGGAGTTTCAATAAATGGACGAAGCGACAAAGAAAGCGGCACAAGAAGAGACAAGGCAGGCCAGACAGTCGGGACTAATCAAACCGAAGCCATGCCAAAACTGTGGTTACGATGATCGGCGCGTGGTGCATGCACACCATCCGGATTACAGCAGAGTGCTGGAGGTCGTGTGGCTTTGTCGCAAATGCCACGCGAAAGAACATTCCCGACTTGCCCGCGAAAAGCGGGAGCGGCTTACGGAAAGTCTGATGGCCATCCGCCGAAGGCAGTTAGTGTAAGCTCTGCCTTACATACACCCTATAATCATGTCATTATCGACACTTAGTTTTGAGCGATATCCTTTTGTTGTGACCGTGGCGTCTGGTTTGCATGTCTCTTAGGCTGTCGCTTATGGCGACACAACCAAGGGGAGACACCATGCGGATCCACTATCTCATCATCGGCGCGATGGCCACGGCAGTTGCCGTCGCTGCCGCGTTTCCGGCTCACGCTACACTTCAGGTAGCTGCCCAGTTCGGTGCCACCACGTTTAACTGCGTGGACAACGACAACACCTGCGACACCAATCTGTCCACAGGCACGATCCAGATCGCCAACCAGACGATTGGTGGCGTCACGGTTAATGGCTCGGTCCAGACCTCGACCGGCACGCCGGCGAACCCTGGCGCACAGGACATCCTGAACACGTCCTCGCTGAACCTGATCAACGTGGCAGGCGTTGCGGTCGCCTACACCGTGACGATCAGCGACACATTCTTCGCTGCTCCGGTTAATACGTTCACGGCGACCACTGCCGGGACGTGGCAGAACGCGATCGGCTCGACCGCCCAGACCCGTCTGTGGGCCGATCCGCTGAATGCGCAAGGGGCGGATGACATCAACGACCATCCCGGTGCGTTGCTGGACAATTTCACTTCGACTGCTCTGATTTCTGCCGACAGCTACAGCCACAACGCCAGCGGCGCGTTCGTGAGTGCCAATGCGTTTTCGATTACGGAACAGGTCACCGGTTCATTGTCTGCTGGTGGTCAGCTCATCAATCGTGGGCAGACTGCAATTCTGGAGAATGTGCCTGAACCTGCTTCAATGATGCTCCTGGGTGCCGGTCTGGTCGGCCTGGGTGCGGTTTACCGTAGGCGGCGGGCATGAAGAACTTCCTCGTCACCGGGGTTATCGCGATGGCAGCATTCTCCGCTGCCATCATGCTTGGTCCGAACCCTGTCCACGCCGATATCATCAGTCTGCTGGGATTCACTCCCAACCTGTCCACCAGCACGCTTACCTTGGTCGCGGTGCCGCCGCCGGGCAATCAACCGATCAATAATCCCTGCTTGATTTGCGGCACGAATCAACCGCAGCAACCTGCCAACTTCGGCTTCAACAACTACCAGCAGGGCGGCAATCAGACAGCGTTCTCTGACTTCTCGACGGCGGCGACAGGCCACCAGAGCCTTGGAAACGACACGCAGGGCACGGGATATGCTGCATCGTTCCTGCGCGCGTTCCTCATCTCGCAACTGGATTTGAACGGCGTATTGAACGTCGGCATCGACGTGAATACCGCGACGGGTGCGGGTGCTGAAGTGCTGGAGCGGTTCGTCGTGCTCGACGTGGTCAACAAGACCATCCTCGCGGACTACAACCCGCTGGTTGGGACGCCTTTGCCGACCAACAACAACGGCACCGGCTTTCCCGATTACCTGCTGACCGGCTTTAATATCGACCGGAACGACATCTTACCTAACACCCAGATCGAGTTCTACGCCCGGTGGTCGAACGCGAGTGACGGGGCGGAGAGCTTCTTCCTCGTCTCGGCTCCCGGCGACGAGCCTCCTCCCGTGCCGGAACCCGCCTCATTGGCGTTGCTAGGCGTCGGCCTCGTTGGGCTGGCCGCGCTGCGTCGTCGTGTGGTTTAGCCTGGGCTTGCTAGTCGGCTTCGCAGTCGGTGTCGTGGCGACGATCGGCACGGCGACGTTTTACTACCGCTAATCTCGCCATGTGGTTCTTCATCGGCTTCGTGATCGGGGTCGTGGTCGGCGTCGCGGCGGTCATCACCCTCGCAGTGTCGACCACGTCGCGGTGGTATTAAGCATTCTCGTTTGATAAGCCGAACCTACCGGTGCGGCGGTGCCACATGGTGCCGCCGTTTCCTTGTCGCCGGGCGGGGAACAGCCCAATGGGCGACCACCAGCAGCAGAAGCCCGAAAGAACGCGTCCGAATTGGATTACCCTTTCGGTGTTGGGGGTGGCTGCTTCAATCGGGCTCTACGTGTTCACCATCGGCAGCGAACTCGGCGCGATGCGCCAGAAGCTGGACACCGACGAATTCCGCATCACCGCGCTTGAGCAACACGGCAGCGGCCCGGTGCAGACCGCCGCGGCACGGGTCGAGGCCGTCGCCCAGCGCGCCGACCGGATTTTAACCGAGCTGTTGTTGATGCAGCAGCGCATTTCGGAACTGGCGGCAACCCAGCAAACCCAGGGTGTCATCCTCAACAGGATGCAGCAGGATATGCAGGGGCGTGACAAGGAGAAGACGCCCTAGAAACTTCGGGATGAGTTTCGTTAACTCGGCGGCCGGTCCGCGCCATCCCGGCCGCCGTCTCTTTTTTGTGGTATGGATCCGGGAAAACATCTAACCCGCTGATCTCATGCCATTCGACGATCAAGGCTCAACCAAATACCTGACCCGCCGCATCGAGACCGAGCGCGAACTCGGCCGCCGCTCGTTCCACGATTTCTACACGATGGCCTGGCCGTTCATGGATCCGGCGCCATACGTCGAGGGCAAGCATATCCGGGTCATCTGCTACCACCTGCAGCGCGCAGCTCGTCGCGAGGTGCGCAAGATCCTCGTCTGCATCCCGCCACGCTACAGCAAATCGCTGATCTGCAGCGTCGCCTTCCCGGCCTGGGTGTGGACCTGGTGGCCATCGGCCAAGTTCATCACCTGCTCCTACGACCAGAAGCTCGGCGCTCGCGACAGCCTCGCCACCCGCCGGCTGGTCGAGCACCCGTGGTATCGCGAGCGCTGGCCCGAGGTACGTCTCGAGCGCGATCAGCATCAGAAGATGTGGTACCAGACCACCGCCGGGGGCGTGCGCTATGTCGGCTCGCCCAGCACCGGCGTGACCGGTCACGGCGCCGACTTCGCCCTGTTCGATGACCCTCATGACGTCGTGGCGGGCGAGAGCGAGGCCGATCGGGTGCGCGCGGTGACGTTCTGGTTCGAAAGCATGTCTTCAAGGTTCAACGACCCTAGCGAGGGCGTCTCGATAGTGATCGGCCAGCGCGTGCACCAAAATGACGTGCAAGGTGAATGCGTTCGTCGCGGCTACGACACCGTGGTGTTGCCGGCGCGTTACGAACCCGACCATCCGGAACTCAATATTTACGACTGGCGGCGCACACCGGGCGAGCCGCTGTGGCCGGAGAAGTTCGACGACGACGTGCTGATCGGGCTGTGGCAGACGCTCCGCGACTACGCCGTCGCCGGGCAGCAGCAGCAGCGCCCGACCCCGCGCGAGGGCGGGCTGTTCAAGCGCGAGTGGTTCGAGGTCGTGGACCTGCTGCCGGAAGATATCGTGTGGGCGCGCGGCTGGGATCTCGCCGGCACCAAAAAGAGCGTCAAGGCGGACCCGGACTGGACTGTGGGTGTGAAGATCGGCCGCCACCAAGTTACGGGGGTGATCTACATCGCCTCGGTGGTGCGGCTGCGCGAGGACCCGGGTGGGGTGCAGGAACGCATCAAGGCGGTGGCGCAGCAGGATGGGCCGCACACCAAGATCGGCCTGCCGCAGGACCCGGCCCAGGCCGGCAAGTTCCAGGCTCAGGTCTACGTCACCCAGGTGCTGGCGGGCTATCCGGTGCACGTCTTCCCGCAATCGGACACCAAGATGGACCGCGCCGATCCGTTCGCGGCACAGTGCCGAGCTGGTAACGTGAAACTCTACCGGGCCAACTGGAACGACGCCTTCATGGACGAACTGACCGCGTTCCCGGCCGGCAGCCATGACGACCAGGTCGATGCGGTCAGCACCGGCTACATGCTGCTGATGGATCCGACCACCGGCATCCTCGACTACATGCGCGAGTTGTCGCTGACCCGGCGCACCGAGGACCTCGAGATGCGCCGCCAGATGGGGCTGCGATGAAGGAGTTTGTGGAATTCGTGGCGTGGGCGTTCTGGCCGGTCGGCATCACTGCCCTCGAAGCCCTGGCGATCGTCATCCTGCTGCTCGGCCTGCGCGATCTGCGCAGTCGCCATAGGGCTCTCGGCCAGGAAACCACGTACGTGCTGATGATGCACCAGGACAACCTGGCCGCGATCGACGCCCGACTGCGCGCCCTCGGCTCGCGCACGACCGGCGATATGCCGATCCCCACAGCCGAGGAAGCGGTTGGGGGACGCTGGATGCGATAGCGTGTCGGAGCCGGAAAAACGTGCTATTCGCCATTGATATGGCTCGAAAGGGGTGCAGGCATGGGCCCGGGGAAGTTCCCGCTGACGCTGTATCGCGGCGATAGTGCCCGCTGGGGTTTCGTGCTGTGGGCCGATGCTGACAAGACCATCCCGGCTGATCTGGTGAGTGTCACTCCCAAGGCGGAAGTAAGGGACAAGCCGGCTGGTACCAAGATAGTAGCCCTGGACTGCGTGATCATCCTGCCCAACACCATCACCATGACGCTGACGGCCGACATGGCGCGCATCCTGCCAGCGACCGGCGTCTGGGACCTGCAGTTGACGTACGATGATGGGGACGTTGCCACCATTCTGGCCGGCTCTGTGCTGGTGACGCCCGACGTCACTGACAGCAGCCTGGCGGTTCCCACCCCATCGACGCTGTTGGTGGTTCCGAACCGCGTGCGCGGCGCGGCATGAGCGACGTCATCACCGAGACCATCGTCGTTGACGTGGTGGTCGACGCGCCGCCGGTACTGGTGGTCGACGTCATCATGCCGGCGCCGATCGCGCTCGTGGTCGACGTGCTGGCGCCGCCGCCGCTGGTCGAGGTCGTCGAGATCGCCGATTTCGGGACGGTGCCGATCGGCTATCCCCAGCTTCCGGTCGAGTTGCGCCAGTTGCCGATCAGCTTCCCCTACGCCGGGCGCCCCGCGGCTGGTACAGAAATCAACCTGCCGATGAGCTTCGCGCTGACTGTGCCGGTCGGCCTGGCGGGCACGGTGAGTTATGCCAAGGCTCCGCCGGCAGCCAATGCGGTCTTTCTGCTCAATCGGTTGAGCGAAACGGACGGCGTCGTGGAACTGGGTACGATAACACTCACCCCAGCCAGCCGTTCGAGTTGCCTGCTTACCGGCGCTGGCGGCTTGCTCGAGGTCGGCGACGTCATGCAGCTCGTGGCGCCGGAGCAAGACTTGCTGCTCGCCGACGTCGGCATAACCATACTTGCAAATCGGATGTGACCATGGGTTCAACGATCTTCGACTGCGCCACGATCGAAGAAGCAAAGTCGATCATCCTCACGCCCGAAATGGGGCTGTCGACCGACGAGCGCTGGAAGCTCGAGACCGAGTGGCTGATCGAGAAGCTCGATTTCGTGCCGCTCGACATGGTCGTGGACTACGGCTGTGGCATCGGCCGGATGAGCAAGGCCATGGTCGACCGGACGAGCTGCTGCGTGGTCGGGGTCGACCAGAGCGCCTCGATGCGCGCCATGGCCACGACGTATGTGGGCAACCCGGAGTGGTTCCAGGCGGTCACGCCGCGGTTCTTCAACTGCATGGTCGAGAACGCTTTCCTGGCAGATGGCGGGCTGACGGTGTGGTGTCTGCAGCATATCCCGATGCCGATCCTCGACGGGGTGATGCGCACGCTAAAGGCGGGGATCAGCCCTGGTGGCACTCTGTGCACGATGGAACGGCCGGAGCGTTTCGTGCCGGTGCGCGAGGGCCAGATCTGGGGATGGGCCGACGATGGCGTGTCGGTTTTTGAACGGCTGGATCACCACGGCTTCACGTCGGTATCCGCGCTGCCGGTGCCGGAAACGCTCTGCCAGCCGGGGGCAATGCTACGCAAATGGAGGAATGAATGACTGAAGAAGCTCTATTGGGTGCGGCCGATGACTACCCGGCCCTGGCGGCTTGGGTAAAAGAGAAGGCAGCTGAATTACACCAGTTGTGGCAGACCTCGCCCGACAAGTATCCGGCGGCGCTCGAGGCGACGCGGGCGGAATACCAGGCCAAGCGGCCGCCGGGCGACGGCCAGCCCAAGACCGTTGTCATCGACGAGATCATCCACATCAGCGCCCAGGGCAGCGCAGGGTGAGCCGGGCCCTCGTGGTTCGGCTCGGCGGCATCGGCGACAATCTCATCGCCGCTTCAGCGCTATCGCTGCTGGCCAAAAACCACGAGGTCGACGTCATGGCGCAGGCGCCGCAGGCCTGTGTTTTCGAGAATAACCCCTACGTGTCGCGGATTATCGTCAAGAAGGAAGGTGATATTCCGTCCGGTGGCAACGGCGAGCAATGGCATGCCTGGATGCGCGACCGCGGCAGCGAATACGACTGGTGGGTGAACCTGTCGCACAGCTGCGAAACCAAGCTGGCGCTGTTCAGGAATGAATGCGCGTTTTGGTGGCCAGATGCCTTCCGACGCAAGATGTGCGGTCACAACTACCTCGAATATGTCCACGACATTTGCGGCGTGGCGCACCAGTTCGATCCCGGTCCGCGCTTCTACCCGACCGAGAAAGAGCAGATGCAGGCCGGGGACACGCTGGACAACGTACGTGACGGCGTGAACCGCCGGGTGGTCGGCATCGCCATCTCTGGTTCGCGCCTTGATAAGATTTGGCCGTACTTGCCGATGCTGGTGGTGCGCCTGCTTGGCGAGCTCGAGGTCAGGGTAGTGCTGTTCGGGGCCGGCGAGCGCGATCACAAGATGGCGCAGCACGTCCAGGACTTCGTACAGCTCTGGCGTGGCTCGCTTGACGGACTGCACGCCGCCATTTCCCCCGATCCCAAGAACCCATCCTGGCCGATCCGCCGGGCGCTCGCCACCATTCAGCAATGCGACCTGGTGCTCACGCCCGACACCGGGCTGGCCTGGGCGGTGGCGATGGAGAAGATGCCGAAGGTGGTGGTGTTGTCGCACGCTTCGGAAGAGAACATCACCAAGCACTGGGTTAATACGACGTCCTTGCACGCCGATCCGGAGCGCGTGCCCTGCTATCCCTGTCACAGGCTGCATGACGACGCGAGCACCTGCGTCAAGGCTGCTGACGCCGAGGCGTCGAAGTGCATGGCGGACATCGCACTCGACACGGTTTTCACCGCCGTCCGCTCCAACCTGAAAGGACACTGATATGGCTGGCATTACTCCATATGGCGTGAAAGCGATGCTCGATTACACGCTGGGCGGCGCGGCCGAGCCGGCGATCGCCGCCTGGGCGGTGGCGGTGGCGACCAGTACGGCGCCGACCACGGCGAGCATGTACGAGATCGCCACCGGCGAGGGCGCCAACCGGGCGACGGTGACGATGGGCGCCGCGGCCTCGCCGGCCGGGTCGTGCTCGAACGCCAACACGCTCAGCTACGGGCCGTTCAGCAGCGCGCGCACGATCTCGGGGATCTCGATCTGGGACACGGCGGCAGTGACGGGCGGCAACGCGCTGTGGTTCGGCACGCTGTCGGTGGCGCGCACCCTGGCGATCGGCGACAGCCTGCTGATCAACCCGGGATCGCTGCTCATCACCCTCGCCTGATGTGGGTCCGGTCAGGTGAGTGCTGTCACTGCGGTGACTGTTGTATCGGCTCGCCGCCGGGGGAAGCCGCCCCCGTCGACGGCATGTGCCCCCGTCTGCGCCCTGGTCCGGAGGGCAAACGGCTATGTTCTGTGCATGATACCGATCACGCCTACTGGCAAGGTGCGTGCAGGCTCTGGCCAAGTCACCCAATACACGTTGAAGCCTATGCTCGGTGCACGTTTAGCTTTGCCTGGGTCGAGGAAGGACAGGGTTAATGCCCTCATATAGCGCCAACAATCGTCTGGGCGGCACCCAGCAGGTCATGACGACGACCTACAAGACGTGCCTGTCGGTGAGCGCACAGACGACGGGCCTGCGTCGGGCGCACATCTACGAACTGAACCTCGGGGTAGATGGCACGCCGGCCGACAACGTCGTGGTCTGGGATGTTTCACGCCAGACGACGGCGGGCACGGGCGGGGCCGCGGTTACACCGCTGGTGACCGAACCGGCCGATACCGCCTCGACGATGGTTGCCTACGCCAACCCGACTGCTGAGCCCGGTATCACGGCGACCAGTTCCATGCTGACCGTCGCGGTCAACCAGCGGGCGACCTATCGCTGGGTCGCGGTGCTCGGGCAGGAGTTGGTTATTCCGGCGACCAACCTGAACGGCATTGCCACGCGCGCGCTCAGTCCGGTCTACACCTCGACTTTCCTCGCCACTGTGATGTGGCTGGAATGAGTGATGCGACGCCCGGGCGGTTACGCGGTCATTACCGGGCCTGACGGCACCAAGGAGCGGGACACTTTCACCTGCTTCCACTGCCAGCACATTGTCCACGTTCCGCCCAAGGCCGATCCGGCCGCGATTGGCGGCATGTGCTACCAGTGCATGCGATTGATTTGTCCGAACTGCGTTGGTTTCGGTGGCTGTACTCCGTTCGAGCGCAGGCTCGAGGCCATGGAGCGGCGGGCTGACGCGCTGCGGTCGTATGGGGTGGGAGAGTGAGATGGAGTGGGTCAGTGGCAACGTCTTCATTCGCAAAATCCAGCCGACGAAAGGCGCTACATCAGGCGGCCATACCCACAATTTTGATCACACAACGATTGTCTTTAAGGGCGCCGTGCATGTCTCGGCCACGCTGCCCAACGGCACGGTCATAGAGCGTGACTTCCATGCCCCGACGCACTTCCTTGTTCGTCGCGACGTGTTGCACGCGATCACCGCGCTAGAGGACGGCACTGAATACTGGTGCGTCTACAGCCACCGCACCCCGCAGGGTGAGGTGGTGCAGGAATGGGACGGGTGGCGCGAGGCCACCGTGTGATGGCGGAAATGCTGCTCTGGATGCAGGACCGGCAAGGCGCTGACATCGAGCACACCAGCAAGCTGTCGCAGCGTGGCGACGTGATCGTGGTGCAGCCTGACGGCTGGGGCTGGAGCTTGGCCGAACAAACCGACCCATTTGTTGTGGTCGTGGTGCCCGATGCTACCGTGACCGATCTGGAATCATTCTTATCGCCCGAAATGCCGCAGCCGGGGAACGAGGACGCCCAATGGTGGGACACCACCAACACCCTGCAATTTCGCGGCTTCAGGGTGGACGTGGACAGCTACACCGGCGGCGTCTTGCGTTCCGGCGCCAATGTTCCCCTGGATGAAGTGCTGGCCTTGAAAGTACAGAAGCCCCCGCTCCCCGATCCGAAGGTGATCGGTGATAGCGGAAAGATAATTGGTTGACCGTCACCAGTAACATCCACACCGGCCTGGCAGCCTGGAGCAACCACAGCTTCGCGCTAAACGAAGCATGCTCGAATGCCGGCAACGCCTACCGATGCACCACGGCAGGATCATCGACCGCTGCCCCTACCGGCACCGGAACCGGGATCAACAACGGCGGCGTTGCCGTCTTCAAATGGCTCTCGACCTACGGGGCTTCGGACTATTCCACCATCGATGCGTGGGTCACGTCGATCCCCGGCACGCTGGCGCAGGCATACGAAGGCTTGATCTGGAACAACGGCGACATTGTTCGCACCACGTATGTGTCGATTACGGGGCACACGACAACCGCCGCCAACATCATCTCCCTGAAATGCGCGCCGGGTGAAAGTTTCGCCGACAATCCGAACCGCGCCACCAACCCGCTAATCCCCAGCGCAAGCTATGGCGTGCAGATATCCCGATCAGGCAACTATAGTTACAATATTATCCTCCAAGAGGATTATGGGCTTCTGGACGGCCTGCAGCTTGTTCGAGCGCCAGGCGCGATCCATCAGAATGCCAGTCTGGCCCTGGGAAAAAACGGCAGCAGCGGCACCACGACGGTCAGCCGGATGGTTGTGCGCGGGGAAAATTTCGAGCAGGCCAACAACGGCATCATCGGGGCTGGCGGAAGCTCATCGGTCGATCATGTCAACTGCGTGTTCATCGACGAATCGGTGGCAGGGTCAGGCAGCCCGATATGGAACGGCCAAAACAATAGCTGCAGCTTCACCAACTGCGTGATGATCGCGCTGAACTCACAAGCCGGTTTCGATGCCATCCACCGCAACTACTCCGGCACCACGACGGTCACGAATTGCATAATCATGGGGTGGGGCGGCATCGGTAATGCCAACCTGACCTCGGGCGTCGCGCGCAACAACGTCGTGAACTGGACCAGCTATCCGTCAGGATGGACCGATACCGGGACGCTGTTCAGCAAGACGGCGGCAAACCAGTTCGTAGGCATTGGCACCGACTTCAAACTGAAGGCGGGAGCCGACGCGCTCAACACGGGCTACACCGACACCGTCCACATCCCCAGCGCCACAGACATCTATGGCACGACGCGGCCGCAAGGCAGCGCGTGGGACGTCGGCCCCTATGAAACCCCTGCGTCGTCTGCGGCCTTCTTCGACTACATTGCGGAGGCTCGCCTTGTCCGCCAGCCGCCGCGCGCGCGACAGCCGCCTGCCCTGATAGCGCCGGTCTTGCGGCCGGTTCCCGGCGCGGGCTCGCCCAAGACCCTCTACATGCTGAACACGGCGGCCACCACGCCGGACTGGTTTGGCGTGATGCAGGACGGCGGCACCGCACCCACTGCCGCAGCTAGCGCGTTCGGATGGACGACTGCCAAAACTGCCACCACCACGCCTTTCTGGCGCGCTCGAATTGGCGCCACCGCCACCGCCACAGTTGCGTCCGCGACGAGCAATCTCGACTTTGCCGTTGATCCGAACGCCGGCACCGGCGCCACCATCACCACCTCGGGCGATGCGTTCCGTTCGCCCGTGCGCTATGCCGGTACGTTTGGCGCCGGCAACTGGACGCTCAATTTCGGCATGCGAACCCTCGCGGCAACGGTCGTGGGGAATATGCGCTGCCGGATCTGGGCCGGCCCCGCTTCGAACGGCGTCAACGCGCGAGAGCTGACCAGCGGCGCTCTGACCGGCTCGACCGTGTCGATGATAGCGACTGCGACGACCTACACGTCCACCATCACCTGGAACGCGCCGACCATCATCCTGGATGGCGAATACCTGTTCTTCCAGGTCGAGTGGAACGAGACCACCGCGGGCACGTCCAATTCCTGCGCAGTGGTCTTTTACCAGTCCGCCTGTACCATAGCGACCGCGAACTGGTCGGCGGCCGCGGGGGTCACGGCGGCAACGACGATTGCCGGACAAGGGCAGTTCGACACGCCGGATAATATACCCCAGGTCTTCGCGATCGGCACGGCACAGCAAAAAACGGGCGGCGGCGCAACGCCGGTCACCTTAACGGCTAACGTGCCGGCCGGCTCCTTGATCGTAATATACAGCGCGTCAGTCACGGCTTCCGGCGGTGCCAGTTTCAACAGCCCCCCTACTGATTCGGCAGGGAATGTTTACACCCAGGTCCCCGGAAACTGGATCCTTACTACACCCTCATTCGGTGTAACCAGAGCTTACTGTCCCAACTGCCTGGCGCTAAGCGCCGGCCAAACCATTACGATCCCTATTGTTGGAACCGCTCTAACCGCCGCCATTTCGATCTTTTATGCGACCGGATTGCAACGGAGCGTGCTTCCGACGCCTCAAAGCTCATTTACTCAAAATACCGCCATTACTAATCCGAGCCGGAATTTTAACCCTAGTTTGGCTTATGGCGTGTTGATAGGGGTGAGTGCCGTCGCCGGCGACGTTGTCGAGACGTTCACTAACGACACCACCCATAATTGGACTACTCCGCCGCTTACTCGTGTCGGCAATACCGGCGGCGTCGCGAACACGAATGCCACTCTCAACGGAGCGTGGAAATACATTCAAGACACCACCCAGCAAACCTACTCTCCGACGTTGGGAACCGCTCGCGAGAATGTAATCGCAGTAGAAAACTGGGGTGCGGCCACCCAGGGCAGGCTCAGCCAGAACCTGGCCGCCGCCGTTTCTATTGCCGGCGTCGGCGCCGTCGCGGTCGATGCGACGCGGATAGGCCCTGCTGTCTATACCGCCAATGCAACTCTTGCTGGCGTCAGCGGTCGGACCAATTCGATCCGCAACCCCCGCGCCGAGGGCGCTGTCGCTGGCACGCCAGGCACCGCTCCTACTTTCTGGAACGGATGGGGCGACAATTTAGGCCTGACGTTCAGCATCATCGGTATCGGCACCGAAGACGGCATTCCCTACATTGATGTCCGCTACGCCGGCACGACTAACGTCGCTGGTTTCTTCACCACCGCTTACTTCGAGCCCACTGGGACGGCGGGCATTCCCAGCGGATTTGCCGACACGTGGTGGTTGAGTTTCTACCACCGCTTAGTTGGCGGCAGCACGGTCAACACCACCGGGGTCCAAGCTGGCTGGCGTGAATTTAATGCCGCCGGCACTGCGGTTGCGGTCCACAACAACGGCGCTCCCTTCGACCCGACCACGGCGCCCCTCATAAGCCAACGTCAGTTGGTTGTCGGGCCCGGCCAAAATCTGGATCGCAATACCTACTATGTTTCTCCATTTTGGGGATTTGGTGTTACCGGAAGTGGTGTTGCTATCGACATCACTTTTAGGATCGGCGCTCCGCAATTTGAACTAGGGAGTAACGTCTCCGGCCTGATCCTGCCGCCGATCGGCACACCGGGCATCTCGTCGCGTGCCATCGAGATCCGCGAGCGTGTCAGCGCGGTCGCGAAATCGACGATCGCGGGCCTCGGCGCCGTCGCGGCCGATGCGACAGTCGTGGCGGGCACGGCCGGAACCACCTACACCGGCGCCGTCACGATCGGCACGCTGCCGTCGTGGAACCCGCTGTCCCCGGACGCGCCGGCCACGACGCTGTTCACGAACAACAACCGCACGATCACGAAAACTGCCGGCGGTTTCGACGGCGCCAAGGGCAACTCCGTCGTCAGCAGCGGCAAGTTCTACGCCGAATTCACGCCGGGCAGCGGCTTCGACGGGAACAGTAGCTTTGGCGTCGCCACGACGGCCCTCACCACCTATTTCGAGGTCTATTCCCCGAGTACCCACTGCTGCATAGCCGTACCCGGCATGGGAGTGCTGCTGAACGGCTCTAACACGGGAATACTGTTCTCCTGGTCGACCGCGTCGATCGCCATGGCGCTCGACATGGACAATAAGCGGATTTGGTTCCGTCAGCTCCCGAGCGGCAACTGGAACGACAACGCCTCGAACAGTCCGACCACGCCGTCGACCGGCCTGGACATCAGCGGCCTGGTGCCGGTCACGCCGCTTTTCATAGTGACCCAACTGGGGGTGAATTCCGGTATCAGCGCCACGGTCGAGATGGGCCTGGGCTCCTTCGCCAACACTCCGCCCTCGGGTTACACGGTTTGGCCCTCCACCCCGGGCGGCACCGGCTACGTCAAGGCGTACGCCACGGTGCACACCGGCACGGTGACTGCTGCAGCCACCATCGCCGGCGTCAGCGGCAGAACCAACTATATCCGTAACCCACGCGCGGAAGGCGCGGTTGCCGGAACGCCGGGCTCCATTCCGACCTACTGGAGACAGATAGTAAACAACGCCGGTCTTACCCAGCAGATCGTCGGGACCGGGGTCGAGAATGGCATCGACTACATCGACGTTCGCTTCACCGGGTCCACGCCCGGCGGCGGTGAGATCACCATACAGCCTGCCCAGGATGGCGATGCGACACCGGTCCCAAGAACCTCGACCTGGGCGTCGTCGTTCTACATGCGCATTATCCCCGGCGATGCGTCGTTCATCGATTACCTCTGGGTGTCGATGCAGAGCTACGCCAATAGCGGCGGGCAAGTCGATTGGATTACTGACACCTACTTCACCCCTTCGACCCTGGTGCAACCAGGCGGATTGGGCACCCGCTACGTGTCGGTGGCGAACAACGCCACCACGACAGCCGGCGCCGACTACATGCGTCAATATATCTATGTCGATACCAAGATAAGCGGAGCCGCGCTTGACTTCACGCTGCGCATTGGTTGGCCACAACTGGAGAACGTCGAAACCACCGGCAATATCCTGCCGCCGGTCGGTGCTCCAGCGATAATCACACGCGCGATCGAGATCTACCCCAGGTTGCAGGCCGTTGCGGCAGTGACGATCGGCGGCGTCGGCACCATCGCGGTCGACGCGACCCGGGTGGCCGGTGCGGGCACCCAGTGGACCGGCGCCACGACGATCGTGGCTGCCGGCAACGTCGCGGTCAGTGCCGTTCAGCGCCAGGTTGCGGTCAGCACAATCGCTGCTGCCGGCAATGTTGCGGTCGATGCGCGGCGCATTGTCTATGCAGCCAGCACGAGCGCCGGCGTTGCTGTGGTCAGTGTTGCCGCGGTTCAACGCCAAGTTGCCGCCAGCACGATCGCCGGCCTGGGTGCGGTTAGCGATAGCGCTGTTCTGAGAGCGCGAACTGTCAGCACTATCGGTGGCTTGGGCAATGTCAGGGCCTGGGATTTTCACCCGGTCTACACAGCCTCGACGACTGCGGGCGTTAGCGGCCGGACCAACGTCATTCGCAATCCGCGCGGGGAAGGCGGAAGGGCGGGCGATCCCTCCACCAGTGAAGGATCGCCGCCGACCTACTGGACCGGGTGGGGAAACCCACCGTCCGGCCTGTTCGAAACTATTGCCGGCGTCGGCTACGAAGACGGCATTCCCTACATCGACATTCATCTTGTTGGTACGGTGGCGGGGAGCACGGCCTACTATCCGCATTATTTCGAAGACTACGACACCATCCCGGTACCCCCGAGGAAAACCTGGTCAAGCAGCATCTACGTCAGACTGGTTGGAGGCAGCACCTCCAATGTTGCGTCTCTTGCCGTTGGCTGGACAGAATATAGTAGTAAATTTGCTGATATAATCGGAGATTTCGATACCGGGCAAGTGCCGACGTCGGCGCCTTTGTCAAGCCAAAGATACAGCTACGCTAATCCTACCACCGCTCTCGCCACCTACATTCGTCCGTATTGGAAAATATACTTTACCAGTCTGGGCGTTCCGGTTGACATCATCATTCGGATCGGTGGCCCGCAACTCGAGTTGGGACCATCTGCTTCCGGTCTGATCCTGCCGCCGGTCGGTGTTCTCGCGGTCACGTCGCGCGCGATTGAAATCCGTGACAACGTCAAGATCCAGACGAACGTGGCTATGGGTGGAGTTGGCCGCGTCGTCTGCGAAGCGCTGGTCCGAAATCCGGCAGGACATATTGCCTACGATGCTTTTGCCACCATCGCTGCCACCACAACCTTCAGCCCAGTCAACGTTTTTCTTCGACAGTCGGCAGTCACTTCCATCGCCGGTCTTGGCGGCCAGGCGAACTACATCCGCAACCCACGCTTCGAGGGCGCGGTCGCGGGCACTCCGGGCACCGTCCCGACCTACTTCTCGGACTGGAGCGCCGCAGCCGCGAGCGTGGGACTGAGCTTAACCATCCTCGGCACGGGTTACGAAGACGGCATCCCCTACATCGACGTCCGCATCTTCGGCACCACCGACGGGGTACACTACAGCTCGGACTTTTATTATTTCGAAACCAACACAGCCATCCCGGCAGGCTACGACCAGGGATGGCTATTCAGCTTTTACCTCAAGCAACTGGTGGGCGAGGGCATATGGGGCCCCGTCAGCATGTTCTACATAGGCTGGGAAGAGCTCGACGAAAACGGAGTCCACTACAGCAATCATTCCGACGGAAAATCCGCTTTCACGGGACCGTTGTGGGATTGTAGGCACGACATCTCGGACACCAACACCTTTTCAGATGTCCGCTTCATCAGGCCTTACTGGGGCTTTGGCCTCGACAGCGCCGCCGCCGTTCCCTTCGACAACACTCTACGAATTGGCGCCCCGCAACTCGAACTCGGCTACTCGGAGGACGGTCCCAGCGATCTGATCTTGCCGCCGGTCGGGGCGCCGGCCGTTTCGTTCCGCGCCATCCAGATCCGCGAACGCGTCACCATGGTCGCGGCAGTGACCATTGCCGGCGCGGGCAACGTCGCCGCGATACTGGCCCCCGACTGGGTGTCACCAGGTGCGCAGATCCACATCGACTTCATCGGAGGATCTCCACAGGGCCGAGCTTGGGTGCAAGGGGTCGGCGTCGTCGGCATCAACACCCTCGTCGGCAACGACCCGCTCGCGGACGCCGGCTGGACGACTACGGGCTACAACAGCGCCGAACTGACCCCCGACGGCTATCTGCCAACGATGTCCGCGGCTTTCATCGGCGAAGCCCGTAACTTACTGCTGACAGCTACGACGGTGCGAACCGTCCACACCCAAACCGGTCAAAATATTTCAGGATCATCTACCGGATGTGTGGTTCTTTCTGTTTTTTCGCCGTCCGGCGACAACGGCGTGGAAATTGACTTAACCCCCTTCGCCCCTGGCGCCTCTAGCCATCTCGACGTTTCTACATGGGGCGGTCCGGCCTACGGCGACATCTTAGGCGCAGCCAATTCCGCCGTCGGCGCGATCAACGTGACGGCCTACACCGTCACCGCGAACCGTCTCGAAGCCGACATCAACGGCTATTCCACCCCCATCGCTTTGACTTTGATCGATGCGGACCGTCCGACAGCGGACTCCTTCAAGGCGGCAATATTCGATCACAGACCAATCCAAGGCGGCTATGTCGCCGTCCGGTCAATCCAATTCTATGCTCCCTTACCCACAGCGGCAGGCCTGATTCCCCTATCTGCTTTGCCGGCAACTATCGAACCTGTGGCGAGCATGGCCGCGACGGGAAACGTTGCCGTCAGCGCACGGCAAGTTTCCTATGGCGCCACGACGATCGCGGGCGTCGCCAGCATCGCGGTCGACGCGACCAAGGTAGCCCCAGCAGGCACTGTATGGACCGCTGCCGTCACTATCGCGGCCATTGGCAACGTCGCGGCGTCTGCCGTCCAGCGTCAGGTCGCGGCCAGCACGAGTGCTGGCATTGGCAGCGTTGCGATCAATGCCATCAGGGCGCAGCCGGCCGCCAGCACGAGCGCCGGCCTGGGCGCAGTCGGCGTTGCCGCTATCCAGCGCATGGTGGCGGCCAGCACGAGCGCCGGTGTCGGTACCGTCGGGGTAGCGGCCGGCAAGCTGATTTATGCTGCGACGACGATTGCGGGCGTCGGCAACGTCAGCGCCGCTGCCGTAACGCCGGAAGCTGCTGCCGCTGGCATCCCGGGTTTCGGCACCGTCAGCGTCACGGCGATACAACGGCAGTTCGCGACGATCGCGATCGCTGGCGTTGGCGCGTTCGGCGCGAATTCGGCCGGCTCGCAGCCGGGCAATGTCGCCATTGCGGGCCAGGCCGCGGTCAGCGTTGACGCGATCGCGCGCCGGTTCGCGACGATCCCGATTGCCGGACAGGGCAGCGTTGCGGTCGATGCCGGCAAGATCGTCTATGCCGCGGCGACGATCGGCGGCGTTGGCAGTGTCGCGGCCTCGGCCGGCAAGCTGATCTATGCCACGGCCAGCATCGCGGGCGTCGGCAACGTCACGGCTGATGCGCAGTTCGTCAGCGGGGCGGTTTCCTACACCGCCGCCACGACGATCGCTGGCGTCGGCAGCATCACGGCATCCGCCACCCTTAATCTACCGGCAGCAATCGCGATCGCGGCCACCGGCAGCGTCGCCGCCTCCGCCGTCCTGAACCTACCGGCCGCCACGACCATCGCGGGCCTTGGGGCGTTCGCCGCAAGTGCCGCAGCGGCCGGCGTGCAGACAGCGACCATCACGATCGGCGGCCTGGGCAACGTCGCGGTCGACGCGCGGCGCAGCTCACCAGCCATAGCATCGATCGACAGCCAGGGCGCGGTCAGCGTCGCGGCCGCGCAGCTCCAATTCGCTGCCGTCAGCGTCGCCGGCGTCGGCAACGTCCTCGGCGCGGGGGGTGAAGCGCAACCCGCAGCCGCCTCGATCGTTGGCGTCGGCGCGGTCAGTGCTGCCGCCGGCGGTATACGCCCGGCGGCGGTGGCGACGGCCGCGCAGGGCGCGGTTAGTGCCGGCAGCGTCCTGACCCAAGTTACGGCGGTGGCGGTTGCTGGACTGGGCACAGTCAGCATCGCCGCCGGCGTACGCCAGTTCGCCACGGTCTCGATCGGCGGCGTCGGCACCCTCCTCGTCAACGCAATCCAGCAAGGGCGGCAGGAAGGCACCACCGCGATCGCGGCCTCGGCCACGGTCAGCATCTCCACCACCCAGCGCATGGTCGCGGCCAGCGCGATCGCGGCCCAGGCCAGCGTCAGCATCGATGCCGCGCGCATCACCTACGGCGCCACATCGATCGCGGCCCAGGGCAGCGTGGCCGTCGATGCCTACAAGGCGCAGTTCGCGACAATCGCGATCGCCGGACAGGGCGCGGTCAACGTCAACGCTACGGCGTTGCGTGCTGCCGTCGTTACCATCGACGCTCAGGCCAGCGTCACCGTCAGGGGCAACACCCGCCAGGTCGCAGCCACGCAGATCGACGGCGTCGGCGGCGGCGGCTTCACCGCCTATGCGATGTGCCCGGTTTCGGCGATCATCGTCGGCCAGGGCAACGTCCAGATTGGTTCGGCACGAACCATCTTCATGGGCGTTGACATTGCTGGTGCGGGTCACGTCGCCGTTTCGGCCAGAACCCAGGCCCTCGCCAGCCAAGCGCGCGTCATGATGATGGCGTGAGGCAGTAATCATGGTATAGGAGAATGTGATGAGTAACGCATCGCGGAGACGCGAGATGGGCGAACCGCCCGAGCTACCGCTACCCCCCGACGCCGCCGATTTCGACCTGTTCAAGGTCGCCTGCCCGGCGCGCGAACTGGTGCGCATCCGCTACCTCCAGCGCCTGCCGGACGACCCCGACCTGCCGGAGGAAATCCGCGAGCGCGGGCTCGAGACCATCGTCGAGGCCCACGCGATCTCTATCGACGAGAAGGGCATCACCTTCACCCCCACCGTGCTTGAGCCGGAAAGCGAGAACGCCGAGGCGATGCAGAAGATCGCCGAACGCTTCGTGGCCCGTAAGCGGGTGCTGGAAATCCGTCGCATCGGCGAAGGCACGCCAGTCGTCGAGCACCGCAGGTGACCGACCCGGTCATCATCGGCAAGTGGCACGCGTTGGTACATCAATGCGATGCCAAGGTTGCCGCGTGCATGGCCGATCCGCAGAACGCCGCCCTCGAGGGGATAGCCCCGGCCTACGAGGGCGGCGCCTCTGAATTCGTCACCTTCGGCGGCTATCGCGACAAGCAGGTGCAGAACGACACCGCGGCGTGGTTGCGCGCGGTGGCCCGCGAACTGATCGACGACAGCATCTGGAACTACAAAGTCGTGGAAGCGATGGGCGGAACGGCCTATCTCGCGCTGATATCCGTCAACGAAACCGGCTACCGGTTCGGAGAGGATGATGAGTAGCGAGCATGGCAAGGATCCGCTGGGGCATTTGCGCTCGATGTTCGAGGTCGGCCGGCGGCGCCAATACGCCCGCGGGGAATTCGCCAAACGCCAGCAGATAGGGCTCACGCCGGGCTGGATCACCTGCGGTTTCTGCAGCGGGCAGACGATTTATAGCCGGTTGGAATGGCGACAGCATCTGAGCTGCCTCATGTGCGGCGGCCAGATGATTGCCCAGATCACCACCGAGGACGACAAATTTCAGTTGGTCCTCTATCCGGTGGTACGCGGGCCGCCCTATCGTGAGTGGAGCGTCGAATAATTTATGAGCAAAAACAACACTCCGGCTGATCCGGTTCCACCCGATGCGGAATGGCGCGTTGTGGAATGGAACGACAATTATGGTGTGAGTGAGTATGGACACCTTCGTCGTGAGCGCGACGGATCAAATAGCAAGGCCGGCAAGATCATTAAGCCCCGATGGAACGGACGGTATTTTCAATACGGGCTTCAGCGAAATTGTGAAAAGCGATACGTCACTGCGCATGTTTTGGTTTGTGAAGCCTTTCATGGACCGCGACCAAGTCGCTTTCATCAGACGGCTCATTGGGATGGAAACAGTCGCAACTGCCACAAAGGCAATCTTCGATGGGCAACGGCGCTCGAAAATTCTGATGATCGCGATCGGCACGGCCGCATACCACGAGGAACTGATCATCCCTTGTACCGAAGCAACCTCACGGAACAGAAGATCCGAGAAATCTGCTCATCTACTGACAGCCAACGAACGCTTGCGCGCAGGTATGGCGTTGGACAACCAATGATCTGGTCAATCCGCGCTGGAAGAATTTGGAAGCACGTGCCTCGGTGTTGATTGAGAAGCCGGCTCGACCACGTTCGCGAGATCATCTCGTCTTCGTCTGCACTCTGCGATGCATCGTCTGTGGTGCCGCCCCACCTTCCGATCCGCATCATCTGAAATTCATGCAGCCTCGGGCAAGGGGGCTGAAATCCGGCGATTGTTGGGTTATTCCAATCTGTCGCCGCTGCCACGACGCGGTGGAGAATGCGGGCAACGAACTGGCGTGGTGGGAGCGCCTGGGGATCGACCCGGTGCCGCTGGCCAACGAGCTCTGGATGGTCTCGCGGGCGCAACTGGCAAGGCAAAAATGGCCATATCCTTGAAATAAACGAACATCGCTGCCTATGGTCGCGGACATAGCCGCTTCCTGGAGCAGAGCTGATGCCCGATCCGCTTTATTCAGACCGCTGGACCCAGATGTTCGTGGTGACGCCCTCGGCCGGGCCGATCACCGGGCCCAACCTGCCACAACGCGTCGCCCCGGCCGGCAACATCACCTGGATCTCCGGGTTCATGGTCGACGCCACCGGCACCATCACCTTCGAGCCCAAGGAAAGCTCCTCGGTGATCACTCTGGCGGTGACCGCCGGGGTCAAATACGACATTGCCTGCAAGCGCGTGATCGCGATCACCGGCGCCACCACCGTCTTCGGCGCCCGTTAAGTGGCGCTCACGCCTAGTTCCTGGAACATGCCGCACCGGCCGATGAACCTGCCGGGAATGAACCGCGACAACGCCCCATCAACCCCGGTCGAGGCGGGACTGATACAGCGGATTTCCGGGCAGATGCGAACCTGGTTGGGGATGGGGCAGGCAGGGTCTACGGAACTGCCGTTCTTTCCGCCGGGCCGGCCGCTCGATCCCGTGGCGCCCGGGGCGGGTGGTCGGCGTTTCGATTACCCCACTTCGTACAATACTATCTATACGCCGCGCTCCTTCGAGCCGATCAACTTCGAAAGCCTGCGCGCCATCGCCGACCCGGCCGTGGGCGGCTACGACCTGATCCGCCTCGCCATCGAAACCCGCAAGGACCAGATCGGCAACCTCAAGAAGTCGATCATGCCGAAGAAGCAGGGCGATCAGGCGTCGCGGCCCAAGACCGACGACCGCTGTCGCCAGCTCGAGGCCATTTTCGAGCGCCCCGACGGTGAGATCGGCTGGCAGCAATGGGTGTCGCAACTCGTCGAGGAACACCTGGTCATCGATGCCGCGACCATCGTGCGCAAGAAGAACCGCGGCGGCGAGACGGTCGGCTTTGAGCTCATCGACGGCTCGATGATCAAGCCGCTGCTCAACTACGACGGCCGCACCCCGCTCGACGGGCCAGCCTACCAACAGGTCATGAAGGGCATCGTCGCGGCCGAGTTCTCCAAGGAGGACATGATCTACGCGCCGCGCAACCGGCGGGTGAACAAGGTCTACGGCTGCAGCCCGGTTGAGCAGGTGCTGGTCACCGCGAATATCGGCCTGCGGCGTCAGGCGCAGCAACTCGCCTACTTCACCGACGGCACCATCCCCGACGCGGTGTGGCAGGTGCCTCCGACCTGGACCACGCAACAGATCGCCGAGTTCCAAGCCTATTGGGACACCATCGTCAACGACGCGGTAACCCGGCGGAAGATGCGCTTTGCCCCGGGCGGCGTGACCCCGGTGATGACCCGCTCGCCCGAGGCGCTGGTCGACCAGTTTGACGAGTGGCTGGCGCGTATCATCGCCTTCTGCTTCTCGCTGCCGCCGACCCCGTTCGTTCGCCTGGTCAACCGCGCGACCGGCGAGACGATGTACGAACAGGCCCTGCAGGAGGGCCTCGCCCCACTTATGACGTGGATAAAGAGTCTCCTCGACTACATCATTGCCGATTGGTTCGGGTTTCCGGACATCGAGATGGTGTGGGACGATTTCAGAAAAGTCGACCCCGCGGAGAAGGAACAGCGCGACGTCGTCCTGGTCAACGAGGGCGCGATCTCGCTCGACGACATCCGCACCGAGCGCGGCATGGAACCGCTCGGCGTGCCGCCCTTCGTGCGCGGCATCGGCCCGATGGGCTTCCTCTCGATCGAGGGCATCAAGAAGATCATCGCGAACGGCTGGGACGTCACCGGCCTGCCGCAGCCGACGATGCCGGGCCAGGAGATGGCCGGACTGGGCGGCGCGCCCGGCGAGGGCGACCCATCGGTCGACGAACTCGTGCAGGGCCTGCCGCCGGAGATCATCGAGGCGCTGGGGATCGCGCCGCAAACTCCGGCAAACGGCGCCGAAACTCCGGCAAATGGCCAAATGACGGGCGCCATGGTGGGCGCTGAAGGTCAAATGGTGGACGCTGCCGGATCGAATGTCGTGCCTTTCCATGAACATCCCGGCGTTAAAGCAGCCTTGGCGCACGGCGAGCAGATGGCGCACAAACATGCGGCGCAGTTGAGGTCGGCAAAGCGCGGCAAATGAAAAAGCGGGAGCCTGACAAACCCGGTTGGGCGTCCAGGATTGCTGGGGCCGGGTTATTGGCGGGTGGTGGTATCGCGGCCGGCATGCTTATGCGAGGCAAAGGGGCGCGTATTGCCGGGGCGATGCGGCGCAGATTCCGTTCAACCGCCGCGTCTGCACCGCGGACAGCCTTCAAAACGCCACCCCCGGCAGCGGCGGCTCCGCGTCCCTCCGTGGCGCCCAAATCGGCCGCGCCTTCGCCGGCGCCGAAGCCACAGCAGTTTCACGGGCCGCCGCCCGCGCACGGTCCTGAACCCACCACCGACCTGGGGCAGCGCCGGAGAAAGGCGTTAAACAACTGGGTCAGCCACATCCACGATCATGTCGGCAAGACCGTCAAGTTCAGGGACGACATCAACCAACTGCACCATTCAAAAGGGCAGATCATAGCCTCCCACGGCAAGGATGGCGGCGCGACCGATGCGCATGTCGAGTGGGCGAAGAACATTGTCGAACCCATCGTGGCAGGCGAACCGATCGGATTGAAGAAACGCGACACCACCGGCTTGCTGTCGGCGGCCGAGCATCAGCAACGCGTCGCGGCCGCGCGCAGTCCCCGCCATCACGCCGAAACCGCGATCTCGGTACGCCAGGGCAGCACCGGAGCGCCGTCGAAGGCAGCGATCGGCCTGTTCCGGCAGGGTCAGCAACGCTCCGATACACGCGCCAGCCGCAGCGTCTGGGACACCCGCGGCACCGAGCAGGCGGTTGGCTCGATGAACGCCCGCTTCAAGCTGCACCTGCCCCAGGCCTATCGCAGCACGCTGCCGGAATCGCTGCTGCCCTACCCGATGGGACGGCCTTTGCTGGCCGAAGCGTTGGCCGAGCCGCCGAAAAAGAAGGGCAAACAGAAGGTTGGGCCGCATCGTGACCTGACGATCGAGAACCCCAGCACCTTCACCGAAGCGATGCGCCATCCGCGCATGGTCGAGATCCTGCGCCGTTCGATTGGCGTGGTGCGCGATCACCAGAAAGGCGCGGTCGAATACGGTTACAAGAAAGGCCTTATCCCCAAAGGCACGCCGCCGGGGCTGGCGGCACGGGCCTACAAGCATGCGGCGCTGATGGCGGTGCACAAGGTCGGGGTCGGCCACTACGACTTCGCCATGGACGCGACGATGCAGCGCGAACTCGAGCCGCTCCGGCTGTTCATGCAATACGCTCATCGCCGGGTATTCGACCGCCTGCACACCGAGAACCAGCCCGAGACGTTCGAGCCGTTCAAGCGCGAGTTCGGCAAGAAGTTCAGCAGCCGCAAGCACGGCAAGCTGACCGGCACCGAGCGTTACCGGATGTCGCCGAACAACGTTTTCATCAAGCGAGCGCCACTCACCCGTGTGCTGCGAATTGCCGGGCAGCATATTGGCGATCTGATCCGGCGGCCGACGGCGATCGGCAAAAAACCGTCATTTCCTGAGATCAAGCGAGATCTGTTGCGGGCCAATGCTTTGCGCAGGGAACGGCTGATCATCACCGATCCAAAGGGGCATGTAAGTCATCGCGTCACCGGAAGGCCGTATTCCACTCAGGTTAAAATGCCGATCAAAGGATTTCGTGATTTCCAAGGGTCAAACACATTTCACAACCATCCGACCAAAATCCCTCCAGGGGCATCAAGTGCTGACTATTCTTTTTCGATGGCTCTCGGTGCAACGCCTGAGAAGCCTCACACTATCATAACGCCCCATCATCGAGCGATCACACGCTACTTTTCCTCGCTTAAGCACGGAGTTGGTCTGAAAACGAGATACACTTCAGGCAAGGTTGAACAGCAGGGTGATTTCCCGCGGTCCCGAAAGGCGCCGCAACTCGGCAAGAAGAACGAGGGTGCGATGCGCAAGGGTTGGACCAACGCCACAGGGGTCATCAACGCACCCGGTCGCGGCCCGACCGACCAGCCCGGCGACCAGCCGCCCGGCAAGATCCATCATGCCCGGCTGAAGCAGGCGATGAAGCATGGCCATGGCATACGGCTGTCGTTGAGCGGGCCGGTGCCCGAGCCACCGGGCGGTCTGCCGCCGCCGGCACATCCTGGGCTTCACGTGAAACACGCCGCACGCGAGGTCGAGCGGCATTTCGGGGTTGGCAAGATCAGCGGCGCCGCCGGGCTGCGTAAGGACTTCGACGATTTCATGCTGGCCGATCCCGGTTACTCGCCGGGGTTCAGCTACACCGACAACCCGGCCCTGCTGTTGCGCCGCTCGATGCGGCCGCGAATTCGCCGACGCCGCCAGGGATTGCGGCTGAACACCCAGAAGCACATGCGCCGCGCCTTGTCCGGCGGGATCACCCGCCACGAACGCTGGCTGTTGGGCGTCAAGCCGGCGCGGTGGGAAGCGTCCAAGAGTGGGGACTCTGCTGACGCCAGACTGCAGAAAGGCATCATCGGTTCGGCGATGAACTTCGGTGCGACCCACCTGAAGCCGTTGTTGGGCCAGATCAGCGGCGCGGCCACGCGCGCGAAGGGCGCGATCGGCAGCGGCTTCAAGCGTGCCGGATCGGCGATCGCGGGCAGCCGTGGCGGCCAAGCTATCGCCGGAAAGGCGAAGCAGTTGGCGGCCACGCCAAGAGGTCAGCGCATCGTCGGCAGCTCGCGCGTTCAAGCGTTGCACCACGAAGCCAAAGCCTTCCGTGGTGGCGGGTTTCGCGAGGGCGTCATGGCGAATGTTGGCGGGTTTACCGGGGCGGCGCTTGGTGGCCATCGTGGCGCCAAGCTCGGGCGCACCGTGGGTTTCGCTGCCGAATACGCGCCGTATGCCTATGCTGGAGCCAAAGCCGCGCAGCACTTCATGGGTGGCAAGGATAAGGAAAAGGCGGTGGAGAAGATCTCGCCGCGGATGATGTTCGGGGCCGGGGTTGCCGCGGTCGCGGCCCGACGGGCGGCAGCCAAGCTTGCGACCCATCCGCGCGTTGCTCCGGTCGTGAACGAACTGCGCGCGCAAGGCACCATGAAAACCCCGCTCTGGCGCCTGGGACGTCTTACCGGCGCGGCCATTGCTGGCGAGAAGGGTGCCAGGATCGGCGGCCATGTCGGGCGGACGCTTGAAATCGCTCCGATTGTCGCCGGCGGCACGCACATCCTGATCAACCGCAAGAAGCGCCAGCAGGAAACGAAGAAGCAGATCGACCGCCTGAAGGCGATGCCCGGCCAGTTAGTGATGGGCAAGAACAGTCCGGCCCGCGATATCTATACCAGCGACCTCAACGAGACCGTGCGGGCACATCTGCGCTCGATTTCCGGCGGCGGCTATTCGCCGCACCAGCTCGCCCAGGTCAGAGCAATCCTGGCCGCAAGTAGACGTCACACCCAGTCTCGGGCACAACCCGCGGCACAACAGAGCCAATAGGAGGATTAAATGCCGACCGCCATGTTGATCGCGCCTTCCCCCGGATCGTCCTTCCTTTCCCGCAATGGCCACACCTATACCGCCGACAATCGCGGGGTGATCCGCGACGTGCCGTTCGGCACCGAAGTGCAGGATCTGCAGTCCAGCGGCTGCAACCTGGTGCAGGCCGGCCGCTATCCGATGATGGCAATCAACGCTGACCTGAACACGCTCGAGGACCAGCGCTTCGACACCTCGCTGATCGGCAGCGGGTTGTTCCTCCCCGACAAGGTCGTGGCGTCGGGCGCCAGCATGCCGCTGACCGCCGCGGCCGGCAGCATCTACACTCGGAACAACAAGGAAGGCGACAAGATCGCCTCGCTGACGTTCTCGGCGCTGGACGGCACGACCGAACCGCAGGCGGTCGTGGTCCTCCTCGACCCGACGGTGGCCGGCAAGGTTCAGCACGGCGATCTGTGGTTCACGATGGATACGGTGCAGGGCGAGCCCGCCACCTGCACGATCTTCGTCTACGGGGATCTCGTCGCGGTCTGACCTAACCCAAAGGAGCCCATGCCATGAGCGGCGTCCTACCTCCAGTCAATGTCGACGTCCCCTACGCGTCCCAGAATGGCAATGTGTTGAATTGCACAATGGGCAACTGGCAAAACGAACCGACCGCATACTCTTATCAATGGAATGACGGGACAGCGGATGTCGGCACTGACACTGCCGACTTCCCCATCTATCCGGCATACGTGGGCAGGACCTTCACCTGCGTCGTGACCGCGACGAATGCCGGCGGCTCGACAGTGGCGCCGCCGTCCAACGGCGTTGAAGTCGTCGGTTCGGAGCCTCCCACCCAGGAGGATATCGATCGCGTGTTCAGGGCGGTGCGAGCGCAAAGCACGTTCCTGGAAACCCGCGAAAACTGGATCGAGCAATGCGAGCACTACAGCGTCTCGCTCAATGAAGCTTTGATCTTCTGCACCGGACCGGAACCCGAGACGCATCTTGCCGAGATCGGCGAACGGCTCGACTGGGCGATCGACCACGTCGGCGAACTGCGCGCCGAAGTGGCGGCGGTAGAACCGCCGGCGCCGGCGGAACCATCGGGAACGCCGCCCGCGTCGTTGACCCAGCAGGAGGTCGATGCCGCGGAACGGATCGCCAACGCACTGCGCATGCTGGCCGAGTTGCAGGGCAACGTGCTCCGGCAATGCGACCAGATTACCGTGACACTGCAGGTCGCCAAGCAGTGGAGTATCGAAGAGGACGCCGCCGAGCATGTACCCGCGATAACCAACGGGGTGCATGGCAGCATCGAGCAAACCGCCCGGCTACGCAGCATGCTGGGATCAACCCAAACCTGATGTCTGACAGGCGACGGACAGGCGGCAGCCGCCGCCGGTTCGGCCCTTGGAGAGAGAATTCTATGAGTGACGCGAAACCCATTCCGCCCGCCCGCGTGGCCGCGCAGGCCGGCGACAAGAGCTACGTGCCGGACTGGGATCCGGGGCAGAACGCGCTAACGGGCCAGCCGCCCCAGGTGGTGCCGGTGATGAACCGTCCGCTTGATGTCGGCGCGCCAGTGATGGTCGAGGGACTGACCATCCGGCCAGCCAAGCTGATGGACGCGCCCGAAGCGCGCAACACCATGTCGCGGATAATCAACGACATGCTGGTGTGGATCGAGGATTTCCCGCACGACCTGGTGGGCGAGGGCGCGCATGTGCTGAAGGTGTTTCAGGACCTCAAGGCGCGCCGCTTTGCTCGCGTGATGGCGGCGCAGCACGACCAGGACATTGAGCCGGACGCGATCGACAAGGCGCGGTTCAAGCCCGGTCCATGATCCTTCCCACGCCGTTTCCGAAGCCGCCGGACCCTCCCGACCCGCCGGTGCCGCCGGCGCCGCCCGAGATCCCGCAAATTCCCGGCGGCTTGCCGTCGCTGCTCTACTATCCGCCACCGATCAGCCCGAAGCCCGACGCGGTGCGCGGCCATCTGTTCGAGAAGCCGCGCTGGACTATCGCGGAGATCGGCCGGCCGGAGCGGCGGGCGCCCGATCAACGCGTTGGCGACGAACCGGTGCAATGGGGTGCCGTTCCCCAGGCGAAACCGCCGCCGACATTTTCCTGGCAGTGTCCCGAATGCCTGATCGGGCACTGGGAAAGCGCGGTGATCAAGCGCAGCACGTACAAGAGCACGATGCCGGTGGCGACGTTCTACGACAAGGCGAACACCCTGCATGTCCACGACCCCAACCTGCTGACCACGTGGTTCACCTGCACCCGCGCGCACATCTGGTCCATTCAGGAAACCCTTACCTGCCCGAACCTGAGCTGCATCTGGCCGACCGTTGTATAGGAGGCCTTCACCATGCTGATCTTGCTGATCGTGCTGCTCGTGCTGCTGCTCGCCGGAGGCGGATGGGGCTACAATGCCGGGCATGTCGCCTGGGGCAACCCTCTGGGCATCATCCTCTTCATCCTGCTGATCATGGTCATCTTCGGCCTGGTCGGCGGCCCGCGCTTTGGCTGGTACTAGTAAATAAACCCTTGCCGGTGTGCTGAATTCATGCGGGCATGGGCCCGTCATGGCCATTCTTCCCGCTGACAAGCTGAAGCGCCTGATCCAGTTCTGCGGCATGCTCGGCAGCGATTTCCCCGGCGAACGGGCGAACGCGGCCAAGATGGCCAACGACCTGTTGCGCGAGCACAAGCTGACCTGGGAAGAAGCGCTGGGCGGCGCCAAGCCGAACGGAGCGAACCCGTTCACGCCGCCGCCCCCGGGTTGGAAATCGTCGAAGCCGGTGGCCTGGCGCGAGCAGGCACGCGAGTGCCTCGAATATCCCAGCGAAATGAGCTCGTGGGAGGCCGAGTTCCTCGCCTCGATCCTGAAGCAACCCCGGGCCACGTTGTCACCCAAGCAGGCAGCGGTCCTCGACAAGATCTACGGGCGGCTTTTCGACGCCGATTGAGGAAAAGTTGCTTTTGTTTCAGTCATCGGGCAAAACTTGACTTCAAGCGGCCAGAGGGCCGCTTTTTTTGTGGGTTCAGTGCCGATTGTCCCTGCTCAAACATAGTCCGGGCGCGCCCCTGACGCCGGCGGAATTGATCCAGCGGCGCAATGCCGCGCGTTCGCGCTGGAAGGCCGGCGGGGTGCAGGCTGGCGTTCTCGCGGCAGGCGGCGGCGTCGGCGGGGGTATCGGTGCGGGCGTCGGCGCCTACCACGGACTCAAGGAAGCTGGCGCGCGCGAATTCAAGCGCCGGTCGCAGGCTTCGGCCGAGGCCGAGGCGGCGTTCCGCACCAAGGCGGTCGAGGCGCAGCACGAGATCAACGCCGCCAGGCGCGCGTTGCGGGAGGCGCGAACCCGCGATTGGATGAAGCAGTACAATCGCTGGGCCGAGCAGCTCCGCGAGACGGTGCCGAAGCAACGGGGCAAGAAGCAGCCGAAGAAGACCCTGATCGAGGCGATGTACGGTTCGGAAACCGTGCTCGAGATGAAGGCGCGCAAACTCGTCAACGAACGCAACGAAATGGGCATGGCGGGCGGCGCGCCGCGGATGACCAACGAAGAGGTCCACGAGACCTACAACGAGATCCTGAACGATCTGAAGCGGCAGGCGCGTCCGGCGCCCGCGGTCGAGTTCAAGCCGTTCCGGCCGATTATCGGCAACAAGCAGAACAAGCTCATCTACGACCGCGAGATCTGGGACCTGAAGGAGAAGAAGCTCAAGCCGGCGATAGCGTGGCGGGAGCGGTTGATCACCAAGGAGGTCCTGGCCGTTGGCGGCGATCCGACCAATGCGGCCGAACGCGCCGAAGCCGCCGCGACAAACGCGGTAAGGCCGGCACATCTCGAGATTTCCGACATCAACCGGCAGATCAAGGATTTCGAGGACCTGAAAACCCGCGGCTTCCGGCGTCAGGCGCGCTCGGGCCATGTCCAGCAACGCAAGACCGGCAAGGTCAACATCGCCCCGCAGATCGTCGAGCAGCATCGCGGCGGCGACACTGTGGCCGGGATGATGGGTCGGCGCAGTAAGAAGAAGGCCAAGATCGAAGCGGACATGAAGCGGTTCCTGGGGCGGCATGACCTCCAGACCGCGCGCCGGGTCAAGGAACTCGAGCGCCACATCGCCGACCGACTGGTGAACGAGGCGAAGATCGAGGCCGGGTTTCGCCAGTTCAAGCAGCCGATCTGGGAAGCTGGCCCGGCCGCCGCCAAGGCCGGCGCGATCCATGGCGGCAAACTCGGCGCCGCGATCGGCCTGACCGCCGCCGGGGTTTCGCTGCTGGCCTACCACGCCGTCAAGGCGGTGCATCGCCGGCTCAAGAAGTCCGCCGACGGCCTGCCGCTACTGGCCAAGGCGGCCACGCCCGAGGACGAGGCGTCGATCAGCCTGGCGCGGGCCTATCGTCGCTGGATCGATCGCCTGCTGGGCCTCGACGAACGGCCGATCAATTTCGGCGACGGCTTCGCCGAGGCGCTGGCCCCGTTGATCTCCGACTCTTTCGCCAAGGGATTGACGACGGCGCCGGTCGTCCAGCCGGACGATCCGCGCTACCGCATCGACGTCGATTTCGACCTCTTCGATCCGGCGCAGGAGCGCCACATCGCCGAATACGCGCTGCGCCAGATCGTCGAGATGAGCAACGCTCAACGCGAGGCGATCCGCGCCGCGGTGCGCGATCAGTCGGTGCTGGAAGGAATTGGTCCGATCGAGGTCGCGCGCACCATCCGCCAGGCGATCGGCCTGACCACCTACCAGCAAAGCGTCGTGGCCTCTTTCCGTACCCAACTCGACCAGCTCGACCCGCGCGCGCTCGAGCGCGAACTGCGCGACAAGCGCTACGACCGCACGCTGCGCGCCGCGATCGCGAGCAACACGCCGCTCGATGCCGACAAGATCAATGCCATGGTCGACGCTTATCACCGCCGGATGCTGGCGTTGCGGGCGCAGACCATCGCGCGCACCGAATCGATCCGGGCCGAAAGCTATGGCGGCCTGTCGCGGGCGCAACAGATCCTCGACCAGAACCCGGAGCTCGAGGTTACCAAGCGCTGGCTGGCGACGGCTGACAACCGTACCCGCGACACCCACCGCGACCTCAACGGCAAGGAGGTCGACGGCATGACCACGCATTTCATCACCTCGGCCGGCAATCAGATCCGCTGGCCGCTGGATGACACGGCGGCGGCCGACGAGGTCATCAACTGCCGCTGCACGCTGCAATACATCTTCAAACCGAGACGGGGGCATCTCATGGCGGTCGCGGCATGAACCCGAACAACCTTGGCCTGCTGGTGCCGGATCTCTTCGAGATCGGTGGGCGCATCTACGCCGGGCGGCAGAACCAGGACCAGCGTCCCCACAACGTCACCACCGCCATTCCGAAACCTCCCAGGCGCAGGAAGCCTGGTTTCATCAGCAAGCAGGAGGGTCCCGTGACCACAGAAACCACTGATCAGGCCGAGACCCAGCAACTGCTGGATGACGAACTCGCCGCCTTCGTTGATGCCTGTCCCACCCCGGAGCGCAAGGCCGAGCTTCTGGTGAAGATCGGGTTCTATCGAACCGAACTCGCCAAGCAGGCCAACATGCTGGCCGACGTCGATGAGAACCTTGCCACCGAGGTGGCCGAGGAATGGTTCGCCGCCGGCGACGAACCGCTCAAGCGGGCGATCTGGAATTCGGCCGCCGGGTCGGAAGAGATCCCACTGCGCAAGCAGGCCCCGATCCCGGCGCCCGAGCAGGCGCTGGCGAAGATGGTCGAGGAGGCGCTGAACGACAACGTCCGCGCCCACCTGCTGCACAAGATCGGCAGCTACACCAGCGAGTACCACAACATGATCCACGGCTTGTATGGCCAGCCCGACGACCGCGTCGAGGCAGTGGTGGAGGCGTGGCTGACCGCTGATCCGGCCGAGACCCAACTGAAGAAGAACATCCTCGACGCCGAGATGCCCTCATCCGGCAAGCGGATCTACGCCCAGGGCGTGCAAGCCGGCGACGTGGTGGATTCGCTGGCCGGCAACGCCTCGACCTACGCTGGCTCGAAGCTGCACGGCAGCGAGACCAATTCGGACGGTGCGATCAAGCGCACCATTCCGCACCGTGGCAGCGGCCCCGGCGGCGGCAGCCGGGTCGGCAACAGCAAGGCGATGCCGGGGCAGACCGGTGGCGAAAGCCCGAGTCCGGGGTCGGGCACAGCCGGGCCAGAGGGTGGCGCACCCAACCTGCAGCCCACTACGGTGCTCCGTCGCAGCGGCACAACTGGCGGCCTGGGCAGCGTGGCCGGGGCCGATGGCGGCAGTGGCGCCGCGACAGTGCAGAACGACGAGACCCGCGGCGCGAGCCAGTGGAACGGCAAGAAGGGCAAGAAGAAGGTCAGCAAGTCCGACGACGACGTCGAGTACGACGAGATCGAGAAGGCCGATTTCATCGCTGACCTGATGAAGATCGCGCCGGACGAGATGGTCGAGGCGATTCTCGAACTGGACGAGGACGACCAGGGCGCCGCGGCCGAAATCGCCGCCGACCACGCCGCCGACCTGCTGGCCTGGACCGCGATGGAAGTGCCCGAGGAGGGCCTCGCCAAGCGCGATGTCGACGCCTCGGTCACCGAATGGCTGATGGAGAACCCTGACCAGATCCAGTTGAAGAAATGGGTCACCGAGGCGCTGGCCTCGGCGGAGGAGATCCCGCTCGACCTCGCTCAGGCGATCATCGACTGGGAACCGGAGGTGACCTCGCGCGTATCGGTTCGCCGCGACGCGGCCTGATCCGTCAGTGATGGAGGTCCATCGATGACGGAGTTCACCTTCTTCCTGCCGCTGACCAAGGCGGACGAGGAAAAGCGTCTGGTGTGGGGACGGGCGGCGGTCGAGGAGCCGGATAAGTCCAAGGAGATAATGGATTATCTCTCGGCCAAGCCCGAGTTCCAGAAATGGAGCGACGGCTACTCCAAGGCCACAATGGGCAAGAGCTTCGGGAACATCCGCGCGATGCACAACCCGAAGCACCTCGCCGGCAAGGTGGCCGAGATCGTCTACAACGACGACGCCAAGGCGGTGGATATCTGCGTCAAAGTGTTGGATCCGGTCGACTGGGCGAAGGTCGAGGAGGGCGGCTACACCGGCTTCTCGATCGGCGGCGGCTACGTCAAGAAATGGGCGGACCAGGCCTCGGGGTGCACACGCTACACCCCGCGCATCCAGGAGATTTCGTTCGTCGACAGTCCGTGCATCCCCGGCGCGCGAATCATGGAGATGCAGAAGCAGGACGGCAGCCTCGAGGAGGTCCTGCTGAAAGGTGTCCCGCGCAGTTTCGCCGAACTGCTGCCGCCGCCAAGCTTCGCGCAGTTGCGCAAGGGCATCGCCGGGGAACTGGCCGGCAGCGTTGCCGGCAACTTTATCGGCAGCAAGATCGGCGCGGTGGCGGGATCGGCGCTGGGCCCGGCCGGAACGGCGGTCGGCCATGTCGTTGGTGGTGAAATCGGCAGCATGGCGGGCAGCGCGCTCGCCGGCGCTAAGGCGCCATCGATGGCGGAGGCGGCGCAGGTGGCGGGAGGAAAGGCCCCCTCCAGCAACCTGAGGATCCCCAAGGCGCCGAAACCCAAGCAGGGGTTTCGCATGTCGAGCACCTTCAAGGGTGCGCCGGATGGCGGCATGGTCAAGCGTTGGGATGTCTCCAAGCATCCGCGCGAGCATACCGGCGCGTTCGCCAGCAAGACCGGCGAGAAGGTCGGACGGTTCACGCTCGGTGGCGCCGGCGCGGTCGGCGGCACGCTGCTTGGGCTGAAGCACGGCGAGAAGTTGGGCACGCAAGCTGGCCTCCATGCGTCATCGCTCTACCACCGCATGAAGGGCAGTCCCGGGTTCGCCGCCGGCGTGAAGGCCGGGGATATCGGCGGCTGGGCGGGCCGTCGCTATGGGGGGTTGATCGGCGCCGGCGCCCTCGGCCTCGGCGGCGCCCTGGTGGGCGGTGCAGGCGGAGCGCTGCTCGATACCGCCATGCGGCGGCGGCGGGCGAAGAAGGCAGGGCGGCTCGAAATCTACCACCGGTTGAACGCCAAGACGTCGGCGCGGCCGAACAGCTTCAAGCAGGTGAAGGCGTCCACGATGCGCGCGGTGAGCGCGGGCAAACGCGTGCGCGGCATTGCCGACGCGGTCATGGGAAAGGGCCACGCCATGGATAAGCCGGTCGAGAAAGGCCTTGGCGGTGCGGCGCTCGGCGCCGGGCGGGCGTTGGGCGCGGCCGGGTTGGCGATGGGACGCCATGCCGGGATCAAGGTTCTTCCGCACTATATCGGCATGGCCGGCGCCGCGGCCGGCGTGAAGGCGGGTTTCCAGGGCGGTCGCCGGCTCGGGGCGAAGATCGCGGACAAGATGATCGCGCGCAACCAGGCCAAGGGGATCGGGCCGATCACGGCGACGGCCGGCGCCGGCAAGCCCGGCCTGATCCGGCACGGCGAGAAGATCGTGCGCGGGGTTGGCGAGCAACTGACATCGCGGCAGAAGAAGATCCTGCTGGGCACGGTGGCGGGCACCGCAGTTGCCGGCGGCCTTGCCGGCGGGGTTGCCGCCCATCAGGCGTCCCACCACACCGTCAAGCATATCGACAAGAAGCTGACCCAGCGTTTCGGCCGGCCACGCGCGCCGGGCGAGCGGATGCAGTTCGACGCCAAGAAGTCGGCCCCGACCGGCAAGATGAACAAGTTCATCGTGCCGCTTGCGTTGGGCGTCGGCGGCGCAATGCTGGGAGGCCACCTCGGCGCAAAGGGCGGAGCGCGGTTGGCGGCTCACGGCCTCCATCGGCGCATGCTTAGCGGTACTGCCAGTCATTATGACCTTACCGGCGCGCCGATCTTTACCGGCGCGGGGACTGGCGGCGTTGGCGGCATGATCAGTGGCGGCGGACTTGGCATCCATATCGGCCGCAAGATCGAAAACCGCGACGGCAAGGCCAAAAAGCAGGAACGGCGCGGCGATCTCGACAAGGCGTTCGGAGCGAAGCTTGCGCAGGGCGCGATGGCGGCGTTGCGCAAGCCAGGACGCGTGGGCGAAAGCATTGGCGCGAAAGTAGGACAGCGTGTTGGCAGCAGAATGTTCACTGCCGCCAAGGCCCGCGGAGCAAGCGACCACGAAGCAGCCCAACGCATGTGGCGCGCGATGGGCACCGGACGAACCGTTGGTCGTAACGTCGGCCATGGTCTCGCAGCCGGCGGCGCGGCCGCGACCGGCCTGGGCATCGCCGCCATGTCGCGGCGCCGCAATGCCGAGAAGCAGGAGCGTCGCGGTGATCTCGACAAGGGGATCGGCGGGTCGATCATGCGCGGCGCGCTCAACGCCATCGAAAGCCCGACCGGGCGCAAAGTCATCGGTAGCCTGGGCCAGGCCGGACGTTCGGTTAAAGGAGCCGCGACGTCGTTGGGGCAGAAAGCCAGCGGGGCCGCGACGTCGTTCAGGCAGAAGGCCACCGGCATGGCCAGTTCCGCCATGGCGAGCCCGGCCGGACAGTCGGTCGCGGCGGCCGGCAACAAGGCGAGCGGCATGGCGCGGCGCGGGGCGATGAAAGCGATCAACAGCCCGATAGGCGCGCAGACCATTAAAACCGCAGGCAAATTTGGGCAAACGATTGCCGCGCATCCTCGCGCCGCCACGGCTGTCCTGGCGACCGGGGCGGCAGGATATGCCCTAGGGCAGCGCCGCGGCCGGTCAGAAATGTCGGACAAGCAGGAACGTCGTGGCAATCTCGAGAAAGGCATGATCGGAGCGATCGGCCAAGGCATCAAAGCCGGCGCGAAAGCTGTCGGCAGCCTACCCGGCAAGGCGGTGGTCGGAACCATCCGCAAGCTCCCCAAGACATCCGTCGGGGCCGCTCTCGTTGGCGGCTACATGCTGGGCAAGCCGAAACGTCCGTCCTACGCCGACCCCGAAGCCATGAAGGCTGAACTGATCGGCCGGCTGCGCAAGAACATCCTGCTGCAGGACGACAACACGGTCAGCCAATGGAAGCAGGCGCGCGCCGACCAGTGGGGGCCGAAGCCGTTCTGGTCGATGCCCAAAGACAACAACGATCCCAAGCAGGTGACGATGCCGGGCATGCCCGAGCAGCAATACGGCCCCTCGGGCGGCCTGCTCAGCAACATCTTCAAGGGCGAGAACCCGTATGGCGAACTGGCCAAGAAGGCCAGCGCGGCGGAGCAGGAGAAAATCCACGAGACCATGCACGAGTTCAAGCATGGCAAACTGAAGTCGTTCCGCTCCAACCTGCCCAAGCGGAAGATGCCCAAGGTCACCGATCGCAAGCAGGCTATCGCTATCGCGCTCAATCAGGCGCGACGCATGGGCAAGAGCGATGACGGCCTGTTGGTGGCGATGCTGGCTGACCGGCTGGTCAAGAACGACGTCACCATCTTCAACGACAAGACCCTTGGTCGTGGCGATCGGGCCAAATTCCAGGATCGGCAGAAGAGCAAGAGCTACATCCGGGCGGAGCGGGGCGGCACCGGCATCGCCGGGCAGCTCGCCGAAGCGCAGTTCAAGGGACCGCTGGTCGGGGGGGCCAGCATGGTCGGCTCCCATCTTGGCACGGGCGCGGCCGTGCGGATGGCCGAACGCCTCTGGCCCAGAGGACGCGTGCCGTATGTCGGCATGACCGCCACGCAGGCGGCAAGCCGGGTCGGTAGCAAGCTTGGCGGTATGGTTGGCAAGGACGTCGTTGGCGTGGCGGGGGCCGGCGCGAAATCGCTGATGCATTCCGCCCAGAGCGCTTACGCCTCGCGCACGACCCGCAAGGCCATCGGCCAACTCTCGTCAGCCGAGCACGCCCAGCGGGTCGCCGCGGCCAAGGCGCGATGGAAGAAGGAAATGGGCCACGTCGACATGGAGGGCCATCACAAGGCGGTCGAGGACTGGGCCGGCAAGGCGATCCTCGGCCGCGATGCCAAGGTCGCTCGGGCGCGGGAGCATGCCGAGCATTTCTGGCACAACGTCGCGGACGCTCATGCCGCGCACGACAAGATGCGGCCGCACGTCGACAAGGACGCGGCGATCGTCATGAAGATCCCGGGCACCTCGACCGAGCACTCCGGTCACCTGGTGCACAACCCGGATGGCATCGGCACCGATCATTTCACCCGGTTCGGCAAGCCGACCAAGAAGATCTACCTGATGCACCCCGACGAGGTGGACGACTGGGTCCGGCTGCACGGCAAGAAGGACACCAGTCTGAACATGCCGTTGTCGGAAGCCCGGCGCCATCCGACCATGGGAGCAAAGCTTGCCGAACTCGACGCGCATGAGCGCGCCGCTATGGGCAAGAGCGCCCCGTCCGGAGAAATCGTACATTTTGACGAGCTATATGAAGCGCTCGATTTATTGTCCGATTTGCAGAAGTGGCGCGGCTACACCAACGCCCTGGCCCACACGGTTTCCGGGGGCACGATCGGCTCCTCGAACGAAGAGCTCGCCGCCGAGACGCGCGCCCGTAAGCGCAAAGCGATACGGGCGACATGAGCAAGCCGATGTTCAATCCGGACATCATCGGCGAGTTAAGAAAGCGTGTCGCCGCGCATAACGAGATCGTCAAGGCGACGCATCCCGACATGGTGGTCAAGCTCGGCGGGGTGAAGAAGCTCTACAAGCGCTGGTACTCGGGCCCCGACCCGCATGCCCACGCGCTGGCCATGCTCGATGCCCGGTTGCTGACGCAGCAGACCATGGCGCTGGGCGAACTGGAGAAAGCGCGCCAGCCCTTCGAGGGCGCCCGTCATCCCCGCGGTCGCGGCGGCCAGTTCCGCTCGAGCGGCCGGGGCGGCGGTGGAACTGGTGGAGGTGGCGGCGGCGGCACCGTGGCGCCGCGTCCAGCCGGCGGCGGTCCCGGCGATGGCGACAACGCCCTGCTGCAGGCGGCGCAAACCCAGGTCATCCCGGAAACCCGCTACACGGTGTTCGGCCCCAAGGTCGCGGCCGCGGCGGGCATCGGCCTCGGCGCCATTGCCGGGGCGACGGCCCGTCCCGGCCTGCCCTGGCAGGGCGGAGGGTCGGTGATCGATCGCGGCGTCACCAGCATTGCCGGAGCGCTCGGCCGTCAGGGCGGCAAACTCGTCGGGATCATGGGCCGTGCCGCCGGGATCGACGCGCCGATCGGCGTGGCGCGCCGGGTGGTTCCCATCCTCAATCGTCATGGCGGCGCGTTTCCAATGCCGGGACCGACCGCCGGGGTGGCGGCGGGCGATCGGCTCGTGAACGCGGCGGGGCGGGGCGGGCGCGCGGTCGGCCGCGGCATCAGCCACGCTTTTTCGCTGGCGAACTACCCGGCGGCGCGGGTCGGACAGATGGTCGCGCGCACCAAGGGCCCGATCGCTGGCCGTGCGGCCGCTGCCATGGTCGGGGCGGCGCTTCCCGGCATCGCCTATGCCAGGACGCTGCATCACGTGCAGGGCACGATCGGGCCCTACCAGGACACGCTCTTTCCGCGACGGGTGAAGAAGATCGACGAGCAGGTCAGGGACATGGTCGGGCCGATCTGGGACGATCCGGCGGTGCTGGCCAAGCAGGCCGAACTGCTGACGTTGCCGGACCTCGCCAAGCAGGATCTGTCGGAGTTTCTCACCAAAGTATCGTTCGGCCCGGCTGTGAGCGCCGGGGGCGCCGCCGCGATGCGCTCGCTGCGCTTCCTGCGCGGCCCGGTCGCGCGCGCCACCCGGATGTTCACCAAGCCGCCGCCACCCCCGCCGCCGATGCAGGGGCCGCCCAGCGCGATCCAGCACGCGGCCGAGACCGCGTTCGGCGAGCAGGCGGGGCATTTCCGGGTGCCGCGCAATGTCGGCGTGCGTGCCGGCGTGATCGCCGGGCATGTCGCCGGACTTGGCCTTCTCGGCGCCGGGGCCGGGGCATTGACGGGCGCTGGGTTGGCGGCGTTCGCGATCCAGCATCCGCGCGATCCGCACACCGGCAAGTTCCGCTCGAAGGGGCAGGCGGCGCGGACGGGCGCGCTCCACGGCGCCGTGCTCGGCAGTGGCCTGGGTTTGGCGCTTGGCATTGTCGCGGCTCGCGGTGGGCAGAAGGAATTGCTGCGCGCGGCGCTTGGCCGATTGCGTGACCAGGTGGCGACCAAGGAAGGCGCGATGGCGCGCGCCGCGATGCATGACCGCGCCGAGAAGAGCGCCACCGACACCTTCTCCGCGACCTATATGGCCGACAATCCGCACCTGAAGATCGAGGTGCCGGACGGCTCCAGGGTGAAGCCGTCGCAGATCAGGAAGCATCAAGGCGACATCGCTGTCGAGGATTGGGTTGCGCGCGAGGGCGCCGCGATGCATGCCGGCCCGGTGACCTGGTATCAGAAACAGGTCGAGGACCACTTCGAAGCGTTCGTCGATCGCCAGTTGCTCGCGCTGAAAAGCAAGAGACAGCGCAACCTGCCGCGCCGGAACGATGCCGATCGCCTGATCGACAGCGTCGACGATCAGATCGTGACGACGCATAACGAACTGGGCGAGGCCATACATCACGACCCGCTCACCGTCGACCAACGCAGGATCTGGAACGGCGCTTTAGAAATGCGCCAGCGGGCGCGCGACGAGATCGAGGCGGTCTATGCCGGCCGCAGAGCGCAGGTCAAAGAGCATGGGACCGCCGCCATCGGCCTCAAGCACGAGCAAGGCCAGCTTATCGCCAAACTCGGTTCGGTGCGGGCGGATTGGAACCACGTCCTGCTGACCAAGCCGTCACCGTCGGTCGAGCAGTTGCGGGCGGTCGCAACCAGCATCGGCCACAAGCTGGAAGCCAAGACCAAGGAAGGCATCGTCGCGGAACTGCAGGAGCGGATCCCGCGATGGGAGCATGAGGTCGACTCCCGCATCACCCAGATCAAGGACGAAATTCCGCAACTCGAGGATGCCGCCGAGGTGGCGCGGGCGTCCGAGAAGGAGGACCTGACCCAGGAAGAACAGCGGCTCATCCGCAACCCGTTTATCAAGACGCGCAAGGCAAGAAAGGGCAAGCCGGCGATAACGGGCTTCTTTGAGCCGCGTCTGCCTGGGGTCGGCACGGCCGCGGGCTACGACGAGATCAAGGCGGGGATCGCCGACGAAGCGAACAAGGCTTTCAACCAGGGGTTGGAACGGCACGTCATCGCGGCCAAGCAGCATCTCGAGGAACTGGCCCTGGCCGAGGAGGCCGCGATCCAGGCGCGGATCCCGGCGAACAACGTCTTCGCGGAGTGGATCAAGCGCAAAACGCCGGAATTCTCCGACAAGATGGCGCAGGGCTGGGCCGACTACAACGAACTCACCGCGGCCTATCGGGGTCAACTCAAAGGCCAGATGAAGCAGTTATACGACGGCGTCCACGCCCACCGCGACCCGAAGAAGGCTTTCGATACGATTAAGAAGATGGCCAAGGGGGCGGCCGATTTCTGGAACAGCGATGCCGGCAAGTGGCTGCGGCAGAACTGGAAATACGTGGTCGGCGTGGTCGGGCCGATGGCCGCGATAGGCATCATCGATTTGCAGGCCGGGCCGGGCAAGAAGAAGGTCGAGCTCAACCCGAAGAAGTGGCGGTGGCGTAATGTCCAGGCGCATTTCGAGCTGCCGGGCGGCCTGAAACGGCCGGACGAGGCGGTCTTCGGCGTCAAGTTCAAGGACAAGGATGGCAAGGAAAAGTTCCTGCATGCCATCCACGTCAAGAACAAGGAAGGCGAGTACCAGAACATCGGATACGGCTCCGAGGTCAACAGCGTCAGTAACTTCTTGCGTGGCGGGGACCAGCAGGGTGGTGGGGGCCATGGCGGCAACCGGCCGAACAAGGCTCAGGTGAACAACGGCGCGGAGGTCGACAAGGCGATCGCGGACGGGATTGCGGCGGGTCACATCAACGAAGTTGGCCCGACCAGCTTCACCTATGCCCAACGCAAGATGGGCGAGCCGCAGGGCAAGAAGGAAGAGGAGTCGGTCCGCAAGTGGTTCGTCGAGAAGCACATCAACGGATTGCAGCATATCGGCAACCAGCACTTCTCAAGCGACAAGCACGACCGGTTCTACGCCTCGCTGCGTGATCTGTTCGAGGGCGGCCGGACCGAACTCTTCGACCGGGACACCCGCAAGCAACTGCTGCTGGGCAGCGATTTCGACAAGAGAAACCGCGGCATCTTCGGCAATCAGAAGGTCTGGCACGATATCCCGCACGATCCCGCGGCGGTCGGCGGAGCCCTGCTGCGGCAGCTCAAGATGGCCGGCGCCATGCCGTTGAACCCCGAAGAATACACCCAGATGCATCGGGCGCTGTCGTTCGTCGCCAACCTCGCTGGCCTCGACCAGAACCAGAAGAGCAGCCTGAACAAGGCGTTGCAGGACGGCTATCTGAACATCACCAAGCGAACCTCGGTGCCCACGGTGAGCGCGAGCGGATTGGAGAACCAGAAGTCGATCGAGAGCTTCAAGACCGAGATGCTGAACAACGACAAGATCACCGAGGCGCGCCAGCGCAAGGGCCTCGACGATCAGGGTGCGTTCACCGATTTGCTCGATACCCTCTACCAGAAGGGCCGCGAGGGCGCCGTCGCCCGGAACAACAGCGCCGACGACAACGAGCAGCACGTCGCCGGCATGCAGCATGTGCGTGAGCAGGTGTTCTTCCGGCTCAACACGCTCGGCAAGGCGGCGCCGCTGGGCGATCTCTACAAGCTCTTCGGCATGGCCGACCGGTTCGACGAGCAGCGCCATCCGCGCGGCCATATCGGTCAGTTCCGTGCTGCGGGCCACAACGCCCCGCCACAGGTGGGCGCGATCAGCGGGGCGCGGCAGCACATGCCCACCCCGGACTCGCCCGGGCCGCAATCGGTTGGTGACTTCGCCATGCGGCGGCCGCCGGAAAGCCCCGGGATGGCGCCAACCCAGGCGCCTGCCGGCCATGGCGGGAGGTTTGGCGGCGCCGATTTCGGCGCATCGCACATGCTCGGGCAGGTCGGCACCTACGGGCTGAGCCAGGCGGGGTGGGACGTGGTCGGCAACCTCGCTTCGCACATGATGCCGGCGGGCGGCATGGTTTCGAACGCCACCAAGTTCGGGCTGCAGACGATGGGCGGCTTCGCCGGCTCGATCGGTGGCCTGAAGGGCGGCCAGGCGCTGGGCCACGCGATGGGCGACCGCAGCCCGCACCACGAGGCGCCGGCAGCCGAGGGCATCGTGCGCAACCTCGCCGGCGGCGGAGCGCAGATCGCCTTCAACGAATATGCCGGGCCTGCGGTCGGACGGGTGATCGCCGGGGCAGCCGGGCGGGCGCTGGGTGGGACGGCCGGGTCGTTCCTGGGACCCGCCGGGACGATCCTGGGATCGGCGCTGGTCGGGGCGCTCACCGATGAAGGCGTGGGAATTCTCTACCGGCATCTGAGTCGCTACGGCGAACACGTGCCGGAGCACGCGATCAAGCATTTCCGCCACAAGGGCGCCCCCGCATGAGCGGGGCAGGTGGCGGAGGGACTTCGACGGGAGGCGGCGGAGGTGGTTTCACCCAGGGCACCAACGCTTTCGGAGGGCTGACGAACACCGATTTGCGGCCACGCCAGCGCCGCAAACGGCCAGTCCCGCTGCTCGACACTTCCTGGGTAACACCGCCGCACAGAAAGGAGCGCACCATGCGTAAAGATGTTTCAGGGCTCGTCGACACGCTTTACGACAGTGTCGCCGGAATAGTCGCGTCGGCATCGCCGGACACCAACGACCTGCTGACCAAGAGCTTCACCGAGTTCGGCAACGCGCTTGGGGAACAACTCGAGGCCGAGTATGGGCCGGACCCGGAGCCGTTGGCCAAGGGACTGAACCACGTCTCGGCGTTCGCCAACGCGCTGATGAAGATGGAAGTGAGCGTCCAGGCGATTAAGGCCGGCACGCCGATCTATGCCGACGACAACGAGCCCGTCGTGGCCTCGACGGCCGCCGCTCTCGACCGCTTCATGGGCCATGGCATCGTGCTGCTCAAGCAACTCGCCAACGACACCGCCCGGATCCCCGACGACGAGGAGGACATGGAGCGGGCGGAGCAGGCCGGCGAGTTGATCAAGATCGAAAGCCAGTTCGGCGATGAGATGCTGCTGAAGACTGATCTCCCCGAAGATCTGGCGGCGTATCTCACCGACCCGCTGGACCTGATGACCGAGATCGCCGGGCTGGGCTCGAGCATGATCGAGGACGCGCGCGGCATCGCCGACGCCTTGCTGGGGAGCGATCCGGATTCGATCCCGGAGGAAGTCGCGGAGCAATATCCGCTGGTGTTCGAGCCGTTGGAGAAGGAGTTCCCGCCGAAGAAGAAGGCCAACGGCGGCGGCTCGCCCTTCGGTGCCCAGCGCGGCCAGAGCAGTGACCAGAATGACAGCGGCGACGACGAGGGCGACGAACCCGATGACGGCGGCGACGAACAGGGTGCGCAGGGTCAGGGCGCCATGGCGGCGCAAGGCGGGCCGGGCGGTGCCGGCGGCCCGGCTGACATCTCCGACGACACGCCGCAGAACCCGATCGACACCATCACCCGGTTGGCCAGCATCATCGTGGTGATCTCGGGATCGCTGCAGCAGGCGATGGGTGGCGGGCAGCAACCGCAGCAGCCGGACATGGCCGGCGGCCAGGGCGGCGATCCGCGCAATGTGGGCCTGCAGCGCGGCGAGCCGATCCTCGACCAGCCGTTGCAGAAGATCCTGCAGGGCGAGGCCGAGATCCAGATCCCGGGCATGGGCCAGATGACGATGGCCGAGGCGTTGGAGGAACTGGGCGAGTTGCGCAAGGCGGTGCCGCAACTGAGCAAGGCGCTCAACGAGAAGGGTGACGCGCTCAGCCTGTTGAAGACGCGGTACGACCAGATCGCCAGCCAGTCGGTGCGTTCGCCGGGGATGCAGAAGGCGGTGCCGGTGAGCAAGGCCGAGGACAGCGTGCCGGGAACGCACACGCAAGAGAACGACATGGAGAAGTTGGAGCAGTTGCAGAACGCGGATCCGGAGGGCGGCAGCGCCGCGAAGTTCCTGATCGGCCGGGTGCACCAGGGCGGCGGGGTGCCGTTGGTGCCGTAACAGTTTATTCTTGTCCCCGGGAAGCGTTTTGGGTGCATAGCAGGCTCGGGACGTTTCCTTCCTAACAACTTCAAGGCCGTGCTCTGGGGGCACGGCCTTTTTTTGGGCTTGAAATGAGAGTCCCGATCTGAAAAAGCTTTGTTCCAGGTAGCGCTCGCTATGCCGGATTGAGCACCGGCTGCCCGAGAGGCCGCGTCCGGGCACGCGGCAGGAACGATGCTTTCGCGGATCCCTCGCCGAGAGGGGCGATCTGCTCGACCGCGCCGGGTGGCGCCGGTCTTCCCGTTGAACACCGCAACTGCGGGCGCGGTGGTGAGAGACCCCTCATATGTCAGGATCCGTGTCCGAGAGCGTGCGGGCGGTACGTGAAGTCATGGCCGCAAACACGCCGCAGCTTGGCGCTTCGCCGCTGACCAAGTTCTTTGTCCAACCGAGCACCGCGACCACGGGCCTGCAGGTCTACGACCTCGAGGCACCGGCCAAGCTGCTCTATCCCGTCCTCACGCCGCTCCGCAATAAGATCCCGCGGGTAAGTGGTGGACGCGGGATCCAGGCGAATTGGAGAGCAATTACAGCTATAAACACCACTAATGTGTCCGCTGGCCTCGGTCAGGGCAATCGTGGTGGCGTGATGGACCAGACGGTCAAAGAATACTTCGCAGCGTATCGTGGCATTGGTCTTGATAACTACGTGTCGTTCGAGGCTGACATGTCCTCGGAAGGCTTTCAGGACTTGAAGTCTACTGCTGTGCAGTCGCTATTGCGCGCTTTGATGATTCAAGAGGAGCGCATTCTCCTCGGCGGCAACGGCATCACCGGGCTGGGCACAACGCCCACTCCATCGGTCACTAATATTACCACCGGCGGGACCATCGGCACCGGCATCACGGTGCAGGTCGGCTGCGTGGCGCTGACGATGGAAGGCAAGCGACTGGCGAACATGACCACCGGCGTGCCCGGGGTCATCTCGCGCACCAACGCGGACGGCACGGTCGACACCTATGGCGGCGGCGCCGCGGCGCCCTCGACGCTGGGCACGGTGGCCACGACGACAGCGACTGCACAGATCTCGGCCCGCGTGGCGCCGGTGGTCGGTGCGTTCGGTTATGCGTGGTACGTGGGCTCGGCGGGCACCCAGTATCTGGTCGCCATCACCGCCATCAACTCGCTGCTGTTCCCTGGCCCGATGCCCGGCGCCGGCACCCAGACCTTCGCCTCGGTTTCGGGCGACAACAGCGTCAACAGCCTGGTGTTCGACGGCTTCGCCGCGATCGCGGCCAAGGCCGGCTCGGGCGCCTACTGGGCCGCGATGCCAACCGGCACCGACGGCATCGGCACGCCACTAACTCCGGACGGGTCTGGAGGTATAGTTGAAGTAGATGCAGCACTACAGTCGTTCTGGGACAACTATAAGCTAAGTCCAGATGAGATGTGGGTGTCGTCGCAAGAACAAAATTACTTTCGCAGGAAAGTACTTACTGCGCCATCTGGCTCTGTTCCTCTGTCTCGATTTACCATTGCTACCGCGCAGAACCAGGTTCGCGGCGGTTCGTCTGTGCGCGGCTACCTCAACCCGTTCGGCATGGGGCAGGCGCAGGAAATTCCAATAAAACTGCACCCAGACATGCCGCCCGGCAATATAATGTTCACCACTTCCGAGTTGCCGTACGCCCTGAACGACGTAACCAATGTATATCAGGTGCGAACACGCAAAGATTACTATCAGATTGAGTGGCCGTTACGCACGCGGAAGTATGAATACGGTTGCTATAGTGACGAGGTCCTACAGCATTACTTCCCGCCATCGCTTGGCTTCATCACGAACATCGCCCCGGGTTAGTTCCCCGCAACCCCCCCGGTGCGATTAGGGTTGATGGGACGGGACAGCCTCCCCCAGTCCCGTCAACCCAAAAGGAGAGAACGTGATGGCCCAGTACTACAAGCTGCAACCCGGCATCGGCTCGATCTCGATCGACGGCGTCGAGCACATCTGCGACCCCGAAACCGGCATCCTGACCGTCGAGATGCTGACGCCGAACCTCGCCGCGGAAATGGCCGCCCGTGGTGCGGTCGCGGTCGAAGGCCCCGGCGGCGAACCCAAGGCAGCCAAGGCCAAGGCCGAACCCGCGTCAGCACGGCACGGCCGCGCCGGCCATGCGGACACCCCCGGCAACCACGCAAGAGGGGGTTCTTCCCAGTAACTGATGGCCAGTTGGATCTCAGCCGAGGATGTCGCGGCCTATCTCTGCATCGAGGATCTCGAGCGGTCGCAGATCATCGCTGACGCGGTGACCGGCGCCTTCCGCGACTACCTCGCGCGCGATCTCGAACAGGCCAGCTACCACGAACTCTACCAGACCAACTACACCGACTACGTCATGCTCCAGAACAGCCCGGTGGTGTCGATCTCCTCGGTCGAGATCGACGGCATCGGCAAGATCCTGCCGGCCGGGATGCGACAGCCCGGCTGGCGGATCGACCACCAGGTGCCGCGCAAGCTCAGCTTCATGGGCTACGGCCGGCTCCCCCGCAGCACCGTGCCCAACATCGAGGTGCGCTACGTTGCCGGATACCCGGTCGGCGTGCCGCCCGACCCGTTCAGCTCCGCCTGGCAGGTCGGCGACGGCCTGCCAACCGCGATCTACGAGGCGATGCGGCTGACCGCTTCGGCCATGCACACCGCCCAGGCGGCCGACCCGAACCTCGCCATGGAACAAACCGCCGGCATCTTCACCGGCCAGTTCTACCCGACCGGGGTCGGCGCCATCCCGCCCGGCGCACGCACCCTGCTCGAAGCCTACATCTCGGTGACGCCATGAGCAGCACACTCAAATGCTACTCCCGCGCGCAATACGTCCAGGACCGCGTCGCCGGCCGCATGCAGAGCCGCGGCGAGGAAATCATCCTGCGCGCGGTCTCGGAACTCGCCGGCCCCGAACCCTACCGCAACCCGCCCGACCTATCCCTTTCAGATCTCATGGTCATCGCCGGATCGGTCACCGGCGGCCAGGCATTCATCGCCATCTCCGGCACCACCGTCACCGGCCGCCTCGTCCCCGGCGACAAGCTGATGGTCAACAGTTCCCTGCTCACCGTCATGGCGATGCCGCCCACGGTGATGACCGACGGCGACGGTATCCCGCTCACCGACATCGCCGGCAACCCGGTGTTCGGCACCCCCACCGTCACCTTCACCGACACGCTGTCGCGCGACAACGGCTTCCCGGTGGTCGCGGTCTCCGGCACCACCGCCCCGGCCAGCCTGATCGGCAAGCGCGTCATCCGCACCAACTACGCCGCCGACCTGGCGGTCTACGGCTACCAGCTCTCGCGCACCAAGATGTGGGCGATGGGATGGGTCGAGCTCGACAGCATCGGCGTCATGATCGCGGGCAAAGGAGTGCCCGCACCTCAGCCCAAGATCAACGACCAGCTCATCTTCGCCGGCGGCGACATCCGCTCGATCATGTCGGTCGGCGTGCAGAGCCTGAACGGGGTCAACTTCTCCTTTCAGATACAGGCCAGGTGATGGCCGATTTCTCCACCGACGTTTCCGCCTGGGCCACCAAGATGGGTGCCCGCGCCGACATGTTCGTCCAGGTGCTGGCGTTCGAGGCGGTCAACCGGGTCAAGGAACTGACCCCGGTGCGCACCGGCTTCCTGCGCGCCAACTGGAGCGTCATCAAGAAGGGCGACGCGACACCGAAGGCCAGCGCCGAGGCGATCAGGAATTCCCAGGGGGTCGACAAGGCCAAGGCCGCCAAGGAGGTCGAGAGGATCAAGGCCGGCGACGTCGTCACCATCATCAACCCGACCGTCTACGCCCGGCGCATCGAGTATGGCTTCGTCGGAGCCGACAGCGGCGGGCACCATTACCACCAGGGCGGTCGCCACATGATGACCCAGACCGTCACCGAATTGCCGGCAATGGCGCGCGAACTCCTGACCCGGTTGGGAGGCTGAGATGGGCCTCGACCTCGAACTCCGCCACTTCGACGACGCTCTCAACGGCATCCTGGCCAACGCGGTGTTGCCCGGCATCAACGGCGACGCGGCGATCGCGTGGCCCGAAAAGGTCTACGTGCCGACCAAGGGCAAGCCGTATCTCAAACCCGAAATGGCCGGTCGCGCCCGCATGCCCATGGGCGTCGGGGCGGACAGCGTCCAGCAATGGACCGGGACCTACCAGGTCTCGGTGATGGTGCCGCGCGACACCGGCACCCGGCTGCAGAACCAGCTCGCCTCCGCAGTCATCCGGGCCTTCCGGCGTGGCCTGTCGGTCACCACGCCGCAAGGCATCGTGCTCTACGTCACTTCCTCGACCGTTCCGGCGCCAGTTCCGTTTGAAGACTGGATCAACCTGCCCGTGCAAATCCAATGGTTCGCGCACGAGCCCCCGTAACCTAACGGAGAAGTCGGATGCCCACATTCGCCACTGGCGTTGCCAAACAAGTCTCCATCGTCGAGGAGATCGCCGAAGGCGTGAGCCCGGTCACCGGCGGCAAGTACCTGCGCCGCGTCTCAAGCGATCTGGCCCTCGGCAAGGATACCTACGAAAGCCAGGAAATCCTGGTCAGCCAACAGATCCGCGACGCCCGCCACGGCGTGCTGCGGCCGCAAGGCACCTTCGCCGGCCAGATCAGCCCGGGCAGCTTCAACGATTTCTGGCAGGGGATCCTGAGGAACAATTTCACTGCCGGGATCCAGGTCGGGCCAATCTCGCCGACCCTGGCCCTCGTCACCGGGCCGCCGGCTTACGGCACCATCACCGGCACCGGCTTCCTCACCGCCGGCCTGCGCAACCACGACGTCATCCGGTTCTCCGGGCTGACCGCGCCCAACGTCGCGCTGAACGGGCTCAACATCCGCATCAACACGCTGAGCGACACGGTGATCACCTCGCGCGACATCCCGAGCACGTCCACGCCCGGGGCACTGACCGGCGGCACCATCAAGGTGGTCGGCAAAAAAATCTCCATCCCGCCCAGCGGCGCGCTCTACAAGAGCTACTCGATCGAGCACTTCTTCTCGGACATCTCGCAGTCCGAACTGTTCGTCGGCTGCAAGTTCGGCCAAACCAGCATCGCCCTGCCGGCCACCGGACTGGTGACGTTCAGCAGCCAGGTCATCGGCATGAACATGATCCAGAGCCCAACCCAACAGCTCACCACGCCCACGCCCACCACGACCTCGTCCTCGCTCGCCGCGGTCAACGGCATCGTCGAGTTCAACGGCGTCGATGTCGCGGTCATCACCGGGATGAACATCCAGCTCGCTGGCGCGCTCGGCGCCGATCCGGTGGTCGGCAGCAACATCGTGCCGCACATCTTCCAGGGCCGCTTCCGCACCACCGGGACGCTCACGGCCATGTTCGAGAACGAGAACATCTTCAACACGTTCCGCAACGAAGTCGAGGTCGGCATCCACCTCATGCTGACGATCGGCTCGGGGCCGAGCGCCGATTTCGTTTCCTTCGTCATGCCGCGCGTCAAGCTGATGGGCAGCACCAAGTCGGACAGCGACATGGCACTGATCCAGTCCTTCAACTACTCCGCGCTGGAGAACGTCACCTTCGATGCCACCGGGCCGCTCACCACGTTCCAGATCCAGGACAGCCTGGCTTAGGACACCCAAATGGACATCGGCTTTATCTTTTGGCTGCTCATGCTGCTGTGGATCATGTTCTGGGGCTTCGGCGTCTGGGGCGGTCCGCAGGGGCAGGTCTACTGGACCCGCGGCGGATGGTTTCCGCTGTTCATCCTGCTGTTCCTGCTCGGCTGGAAGGTCTTCGGTTTCGTGATCCGGGGCTGACCTCCAGCCCGTAAGTTGTTGGTTCCTCTGGCGCCGCCTGCCAATCGTGGGTACAGGTGGCGCCGAGGAGGACCTCATCATGAGTGGAACCGGCGAAGAGCCGATCGAAGGATTCCCCACGATCGGCCAATATGAGATCGTTCCCGGCCCGGGCGATCCCGGCTACGAGCCGCCGCTGGACGACCCCGCGGCGATCCAGCAAGCCATCCTCGAAGCCCTCGGCGACGACGATTACGACGAAGCCGACGTGCTCGAGGACCCCGACGAAGACGAAGATGACGACGACGATGACGACGATTACGACGACGACATCGTCGGCATCACCGATGAGGACGAGGACGAGGAAAACGAGGACGACGTCGAGGAAAGTGTCGAGGAGGACCAGCCCGAGGACGACGAAGACACCCCCTACGAGGAAGGGTGAGCAGCATGTCCGAGAGCGAAATCAAACCGAACGGCCACGACAAAACGAAATTCAGCCTGGTCAGCGTCATGCCGGTGCGCGCCAACGACGGCGCGCCGATGGAAATCCGCCACTCCGAAACCTTCGAGAAAATGCACAACGCCGACGGAACCGTCGCATCGATCACCCTGCGCGGCCAGACCAGCAAGGCGTTCCGCCAGACCATCACCGCGATCAACCGCATGCGCGCCGACCAGCAGTTGACCGCCGAACAGATCGCCGACCCGCAGCATGTCTACGAGACCGACACGCTCCTGCTGGTCGCCTGCACCGTGGGGTGGAATTTCGACGAACTCACCCCCGGCGAACCGCTGCCCTACTCGGAGGAGAATGCCAAGATCTTCTGGAGCGACGAGCGTTTCGACTACCTGCGTCTCCAGGCCACCAACTTCATGCTGAACAACGGAAATTTTTTGCCGGCGCCACCAGTGCCCTCGAACGCTACGCCCGATACCAGTTCCGAATCCACAAGCCCCTCCCCGGACCTGCAGGCAGCGGAATAGTCGCGGACGCGCTCAGAAACTATCGGCGGGCGCGCAAGAAACCGCACAAGATCGCATTGATGGCGCCACCGCAGCCACGGCAGCTATTCTACCTGTTCGAGTGGTTCAACCTGATCTCGCGCGGCCGTCACGAGATCTCGGCGTTGAACTGGATGGAGATCGACGCCTGGTGCCGGCTTTCCCAGATCTCGCTAGAGCCTTGGGAAATCGACGTGATTTTGAGCCTCGACCGGGTGTGGCTTAAGGTCTGCAACGAGAAAGGTCATCCGTTCGAGGATATCGAGGATGAACACAAGGCGGCGGAACAACGAGGTGGGTAAATCGCGATGAGCGGCAGCAGCGCCTCACTCTCGTTCGACATCGACTCTTCCGCCGCACAACGCGCTGTTTCCGTTCTCCAGACCCTGGTCCAGCAAGCCCAACTGACCGGGGCCGCCAGCAAGCAACTGGTCTCGAACTTCACCGACCTCTCCACCTCCTACAGCGCGAATGCCAGCGAACTGAGCAAGCTGGCCGACGCCACCAAGAGCTACGGCGGCACCCTCGAAGGACTGGTGACGCAACTCAATACGCTGCGCGGCGCGATGTCGGGCTCGCAGCAGGCGTTCGCCCAATACTCCCAGATGCTGACCCAGGCGCAGGGCTTCGCGCTGCAGATGCAAACTTCGGTCGAGGGCATCGACCGCTTCGTCAGCAAGGCCCAGCAACTCAACGTCACCAACGCCGACCTGGCAACCGGCTTGTCGCGCATCACCGCGGCGCTGCGCGGGCAAACCGCCGAGGGTAACCAGACCCGGGTGATGCTCGACCAGTTGAAGGTCAGCCTCGAGGGCATCCCGGTCAACCGCGCCGACATGGTGCTCGACCGGATCAGGAACCAACTCGGCCAGTTCCGCGATTCGGAAGCCGGCTTGCGGGTCGCGCAGGGCATCTTCGGCAACCAGTTCTCCGGCGCCGACATGCTCCGCCTGGAGCGGCAACCCTACATTCCCGAACTCACCCGTCAGCGCGAGGCACGCGAGGCAAGCGTACGCGCGCTGATGGACCAGCAGAATGTCAGCACCCAGCGGCAGGAGCAGACAAACCAACGGCGTCGCGACGAACTCGAGGACCTCGAGCGCAAATACAGCCTTACCGGCAACTTTTTTGGCCGGGCCGGGCTCTGGGGCCGTGGCTGGGCCACCCCCGACAACGAAGAACGCAGGGAATTCGCGCGCATCCAGGGCCTGCCGCCGGAAGAGCGCGCCCAGTACGAGAAATACTACAACCGGTTTGCTGAGTTCTCCGAAAACAACACGGTCACCAACCTCTTCCGCCACCTGACGCAGGGCCAGTACGGCCAAAACGAGCAGGAAATCCGGAGTCGCCAAGGCAGAGAAAAGGAAGACAGCCTCTTCGGCGCGTTCTTCAACCGCCTGGGACGCGACGCCCAGAACCTCGTCAACGCTTACGAACCAAAGCCACAAGAAGACACGCGGCCGCTCTCGGCAGCCGAGATCTGGCAGCGACGCACCGACGCCGCCGGGGTTCTCGGCCCGCTCGGCCAGACCCGGCCGGAGCAGATCCTCGGCGTCGAAGGCATCCTCAAACTAACCGACGACCCCCGCGGCAAGGTCGCGGGGGCCTACGCGCAATCATTCGGCGGCGCTGAAGAAGGCGAACGGCAGCGCCAGTTCGACATTTCGCGGCTGGAGCGGTCGCGACGCATCCTGCAACGCCCCGAGGAAGCGGCGCTCGAGCAGGGGCAGATCTCCGAATACCTGATGGGACTGGATCCCAACCAGCGCCAGCGGGCCCAGGAAGCGATCCAGTATTACCAGCAGATACGCCCCGGCCAGCCGGTCACCCTGCGGCGCGGCCAGGGCCTCGACGCCGCCCTGCAGCTTGACGATCGCTCGAACCGCGGCCGCGTCGAGCAAACGATCGAACAGCTCACCCATCAACAGCGGATGCAGCAGACTTTCCAGCCACAGCACGAGGCTGTGCAGGAACAGATCGAACTGCAGAACCAGCTTGCCGTGGCGATGGAGAAAGGCCAAAGCGCCGCCGAGGACCTGCTGCGCGCCGACACCGCCTACAAGGCGGCCCTCAAAGTCAGCGGCGATCCGGTGCGCGCCGACGCAGCCGCGTTCGACGCGCTCTCCGTGGCGATGTCGCAACGCATCACCCAGGGCCGCGCCCTGGTTTCGCAGATCACCGCCGAAACCGCGGCGGTCAACCAGCGCGCCACCGACGCCCAGCGTTTCGCCGGGGCCGACCCGATCGCGCGCCAGGCCTACGCCCTGGCCAGCGGCGTCGAGGCCGACATCCTGCAGCGCAAGCGCAGCGGCCAGTTGCCCTCCGGTGAAGGCGCCTACACGCCGCGGAACCAGTACGGCGTCGAGATCGGGAAAGAGGTCAGGCTCACCAGCGACCAGGCCAGAGCCACCGAGGAAGCCTACCGTCGCGAAAGCTACCAACTGTTCGGCGCCCAGGCGGCAGAGCAGGCCGGCCGACTTCGCGGCGCCGTCCAAAGTCGCCAGGAAGGCAACATCCAGGTCCAGGGCCTGCTGGACCAGGGCGTGCCGATGCAGCAGGCCCAGCAACGGGTCCAGCTTCAGCAGGAGTACCAGAAAGCCTCGGCCATGGCCCTGGCTTCGCTCGAGGCCGCGTTACGCATCGAAGGCGAGGAGGGCGAAAAAGCCAAGGCAACCGCCGAGGCCAAGGTCCGGCAGGTCGACGCGGAACAGCGCATCGCCGAGGCGCTGCAGAAGCAGTCGGGCATCATCGAGGCGATGAACCAGTTGCACGAGAAAAGCCGGCAACTGGCGGAACAGACCGCGGCCACGATCGCCGGCACGGCTTTGCCGCCCTGGATGCGCGGCTTCGGCGACGAACTCAGCAGGATACTCCAGACCTTGACCCAGGCTGGTCAGATGCCCGGCCCGACGCTGACCGGCGGCGGCGCGCGGGCTTCGATCACCGGCATCTATGGCATCATCGCGGGCCCCGAAAGCGGCGGCGGCCGCGCGGGCTTCGGTTCCAATATCGTGCAGAAAGAGGGCCGGTATGGCGACGCGCCGGCCGAGGGCTACATGCAGATCGAGCCCAGCACCTGGCGGGATTTCGCGCCGAAAGCCGGGGTCGATCTCAAACAATATCCTTCCGCGCTCACCGCTCCGCCCGACGTGCAGATGCAGGTGGCCTCGAAAATCCCCGGCGCGCGCTGGGGCAACGCCGCGCGCGAGGCCCTGCTCAGGGCCCATCCCGGCGTCAACCTGAATTTGCCATTGGGCCAGATCGCTACCTCGGTTGGCGAGCCCGAATTGCCGACGGTTACCCAACTCACTCCGGGCACACCGGTAACCTCGACCCCAGCTCCCGCCGGTGGCGCGACCGGCGGCGGCACGGGCGGGGCGGATCCAAACGACATCCTGACCCCCGAGGATGCGGCCGACGCTTACAGGATCATAACGCGCGGCGGCGATATCCAGCCAAACTGGCGCAACAAGACCCCCAGGCTGATCGGGGAAATAAACGCCGTCGCGCAACGACTGAAGGCGAACAACCTCGCTACCGGCCAACGCACGCTCCAGGGACTGAAGGACGCCCTCGACGCCGAGGTCCAGACCTCGAACCGGCGCATCGCGCTGGGCAACCAGCCCGGTGAAGCGCAGCGGGTCATCACCCCCGATGTAAACCAACTGCCGGAGTTGCAGGGTCCGACCACCGCTCTGGAACGCCGGCGGGTCATTCAGGGACAAACCCAGGAACAGCGCCTGACCGAGGCGCAAACCCAGACCGCGATCGGAGACCAGCAGCGCATCCAGCAAACCTATACCGGCACGCTCGCGGAGCAGACCGAGAAGCTGCGTGCGCTGAACGCGCAGATGCAGGTCGAGGCCGAAGTGCGCCAGCGCGGCAGCGGCATCGTCGACGAGCAGGCGCGCAAACAGCAACTCCTCAACCTGGCGAAAGCCCAGGAATTCACCCAGTCCCAGGCCCAGGCCAAGAGCGACCTGGAAGGCATGCAGCGCAGCCAGCAGGTCCAGAACGCGCTCAACGCGGCCGGCCCGTTCGCCGATCCGCTCGAGCTCGACCGCACCAGGCGCTACACCGAACTGGCGCAAAGGTTCTCCAAAGAACCCGGGCTGCAGGATTCGCAGGCCGGCAAGGATCTGATCCGCGCCAACCAGGAGCAGGACGCGCTCAACGAACGCACCAGGTCGATGCAGGAATACCGCGACGCGGCCCAGAGTGCGGCACACGCGATTTCGGGCTCGTTCGAGAGCGTGCTCACCGGCTCGCAAACCGCCGGCGAAGCGGTGCTCGGCCTCGGCAACGCGCTGCAGAAGATCGCCATCCAGACCTTCATCACCAAGCCGTTCGAAAAGGCGATGCAGGGCCTGTTCAACTCGATATTCGGCAGCGACACGCCCGAGAAGGGCAGTGCCGGGGATTCGCAAGGACCGGGCGGCGGCGTTTACGACATCCTCGGCACGCTCAAGAAGGCTTCCAATCAAGCCTTGAGCGGCGGCGGTGGTGGCGGGGGCGGCGGAGGCGGTGGCGGCGGCGGGGGCGGCGGGGGCGGCAGCAGCGGAAGCGGCACCTCGGATTACGGCATGCTCGGCCGCGTCGGCAGTTGGATCGGCAACCTGTTCAGTTCCGGCAGCGGCGACAGCGGCACCAGCACCAGCGGCGGCACCTGGGGCACCGGCGGGGCGGTCGCCGGCAGCAAGCAAACCGCCGGCAGCTACGCTACTGCTACGGAACAATACGCCGCCGAGGGCGGCGGAATGGCCGGCGGCACTACCGCCGACATGAGCGGCGGCGGCACCTGGGGCTTTGGCGGCATCGCCGCCACCGCCACAGACGCAGTCGTCGGCCTCTACAACGGCGCCGAGGAACGCCCCGACGGCAGCGGCGCCAGCGATGGTCTGTCGGTCGGCGGCGGTCCGCGCCTCAGTGCGGCCGACGACAAGAGCGGCACCAGCTACGTGCCGTCGTGGCAGCGCGACAGCCAGACCAAGCCCTTCGCCGCCACCACCGGCGGTGGCGGGGGCGGGGGCGGCGGGGGCCTCTTCAGTGGCATAAGCAACCTGTTCCAGGGCGGCCTGCTCCAGCGCATCATGCAGCACGCCGGCGGCTTCACCGGCTGGAGCACCGACAAGCTGTTCGGCGAGGGCACCTACAAGGCCGGCGGCCTGATCGGCCGATACATCCTCGGCAACCCGGTCAAGGGAACCGGCGGTGCCACCGATTCACTCAGCGGCAGCCCGCGCGCCTCGATCGGCAGCGGCCCAGGCAACCGCCTCGAAGGCTCCAACATCTATGGCGGCGGCGGAAGATACTACGGCACCGAGAGCACCGCGGACTCAGGCTTCTACGACAGCTCCTACGACGTCGGCGGCGCCTACAAGAGCAGTTTTAGCGGGGATTACGGCGGCGGGGATTTCGGCGGCGGCGAGGGCGGCTGGACCGACGTGCCAACACCCAGCATGGCCGGCGATTTCAGCGGCGGCATGGGCGGCATGGGCGGCGATTTCGGCATGGGCGGCGGCATGGGCGGCGGCTTCGGCGACTTTGGCGGCGGCGGCGCCACCTTCGCGCCCACCGGCATCTACGCCAAGGGCGGCGTGCCCGGCCTGCGCCGTTTCGCCAATGGCGGCGTGACCAACCTTTCCAGCCTGCGCAACTCCGTCGTCGAGGCCCCGACGGTATTCCGCTTCGCCGGCGGCCAGGGCATCGCCGGTGAGGGCGGCAGCGAGGCGATCCTGCCATTGCGCCGCGACGGCTCCGGCCGGCTCGGCGTCTCGGCCGGCAATTTCGGCGGTGGCGGGGGTGGCGGGGATGTTCACAACCACACCTGGAACGTCAGTACGCCTGACGCGCAGAGCTTCATGGCCTCGCGCGACCAGGTCCAGAACCACATGAACACGGCGATGGCCCGGGCGCGCGCGAGGAGCATTCCGTAATGGGCATCTCCTTCGACGAAGTGCAGTTCCCGCCCGATATTTCCCAGGGTGCGGTCGGCGGCATGCGGTTTTCCACCAGCGTCGTGACGCTGTCGTCAGGCTCCGAACAGCGCAACATCAACTGGGGCAAATCGCGCGGCAAATGGGACGTCAAGCACGGGCTGAAAACCCAGATGCAGATCGAAACCCTGATCGATTTTTTTGCCGCCCGGTACGGTCGCGCCTACGGATTTCGCTTTCGTGACTGGATCGATTATCGTGTGCCCCGCTGGCAATACGCCCCCGGCGACCTGCTGCCGATCCCGGTGATGTTCATCACCAACGCCAACAGCAAGGTCTTTCAGATCGTTAAGACCTACGGCGACGGCAGTCGCGTCTATACCCGCAACATTACCAAGCCGGTGTCGGGCAGCGTTCGCGTGATGGTCAACGGCATCGAGGTGTTCCAGCCGCGCTGGTCCGTCAACACCACCAACGGCCTGATCACGCTCAACGACAATGCGATCTGGGGCGTCGCCAACAACCAGATCGGCGTCGCCTGCGAATTCGACGTGCCGGTGCGCTTCGACGTCGACCAGATGCAGGCCACCATCACGACGACTGAAATCTACTCCTGGGATTCGATCCCGGTCGTCGAAATCCGGGAAATCTCCTGATGCCGAAAAACTCCGTCGACAGCACGATGAAAGCCCACCTCGCCCAGGGGGTGACCACCCTGGCGGCGTGCTGGCACATCGTGCGCACCGACGGCGCACAGTTCGGCTTCACCACCTTCGACGTCGACATCGTGGTTGAGGGCATCACCTACCTGTCGACCGCGGGGTTCTCGCAGACCGCGATCCAGTCGGGCTCGACCGGCCAGATCGACAACCTCAACGTGATGGGGTTTTTCAGCGACAGTCCCGGCGGGGTCACCGAGCGCGACGTCAAGAACCGCATGTTCGACTACGCCCGGGTCTACCTGTTCTTCATCAACTGGAAATCCCCGGGCTTCACGCCGATCCGCATGCGCACCGGCTGGCTGGGCGAGACCGTGGTCTCGCCGAACGGTACCTTCTCGGCCGAACTGCGCGGCCTGACCCAGGCGCTGGTGCAGGAGTTGGGCAATTTCTACTCGCCGCTGTGCCGGGCCGATCTCGGTGACAGCAAGTGCAAGGTGCCGATCAAGCCGCAATACTGGCAAGCCGGCCAACTCGTCCCGGCCGGGTTCTACGTGCGCCCGACCAACCCGACCGACGAAGGACTGATGCAGGCGATCTTCAAAGCGAAGAACCAGGGCACCACCGGCCCGGGCGAGCCACCGTGGGCGATAACGGTCGGCGCCAACGTCGAGGACTTCCAGGTGGTCTGGGAATGCGTCCCCGCCTACCGCCAGATCGGCATCGTGCTCGGCGTCCTCGATCGCCACAGCTTCCACTCCAATCCGCTGTCCTATCCGGCCGGGGCGAGCTACGGGGCCACCGCCTCGATCATGACCACCAACAGCGTCTCGATCCGCACCCTCGTCGAGATCAGCGACGGCATCAACACCTGCACGGTCGAGTTCTTCACCGACACCAAGAAGGAGCAGGCGATCGGCCGTATCGCCGACGTGCTGATCCACAGCAATCTCGCCCTTGCCGGCCTTGCCTGGATCGGCCCCAACGACCGGCCGATCGGTCTCACCATAACCATCGGCACCGGCCTTCGGGGCAGCGTCACCAAAAGCGGCGACATCCTCGGCGGCATCATCATCGAGAATTTCGGCGACCCCTATCTCGATGCCGGTTCGCTCGAGTGGATGACCGGCAACAATACCGGCGTGTCGATGGAACTGAAAACCTACGACCCGGCCAGCAACACCGTTTCGATGTATCTCGGCATGATGATGCCGATCGCGATCAACGACAAGTTCTGGTACCACCCGGGCTGCGACAAGAGGCGCGATACCTGCCTGAAAAAATTCAACAATATCCTCAACATGCGCGCCGAGACCGACATCCCCGGCATCGACCGCATGCTGTCCTATCCGGACGCATGAGGATGACCCGCGACGAAATCGTCTTCCAGGCGCGCCAATGGCTTTACGTGCCGTTCGTGCATCGCGGCCGCACCGAACGCGGCCTCGACTGCCTCGGCCTCGGCATCGTCGTGGCGAAATATTTCGGGGTGCCGCACGAGGACATGCCGGACTACTCCCATCAGCCGCATCCGCGCCGCCTGGTGCTGACCACGATGCGCAAATGGCTCAAGCCGATGTCGCTCACCGGCAACCTCACCGGCTGCATCGGGGTGTTCGCCCAGGTCAAATTGCCCTGTCATGTCGGCTTCTTCACCATGAAGGAGTACCGGCCGCACATCCTGCACGTCCGGATCGATGCCGGGGTGGCCGAGGAACCCTACGACGACAACCCGGTCACCCGGTCGCTGCGCGCGATCGACGTGCTGGCTTTCCCCGACATGGAGATCTGAACCATGGGCTCGCAGATGGGAGCCCAGGTCGGCACGTCAGCTCTGAGCATGGCCGGCGGCTATATCGGCGGCATGGTGGGCGGGCCGTTCGGTTCCATGATCGGCTCCCTGGCCGGCGGCATCATCGGCTCGCTGATCTTCGGCCGCGCCAAGGCCAAGCCGCTGGTCCCCGACGTCCAGATCATGAACTCGAGCTACGGCAAGCCGATCCCCATCGTGTGGGGAACGATGCGGCTGCCGGTCAACATGATCTGGCAGGGCCCGATCTCCACCCACGAGCATACCGTCGGCAAGGCCTTCGGCACGATCGCCTACAACTACAACCAGAGCGTGGCACTGGCGGTTTGCGAAGGGCCGGTGACGTTCAAGAAGCTCTATCTCGATGGCAAGCTATTCATGGACTGGACCGCGCTGTTCCCCGAGGACCAGTGCAAGTACCGTTTCACCATCCGCACCTACCCCGGCGACGAGGCCCAACTCCCCGACCCGAAAATGGTGAAATGGGTGCAGGAGAACGTCATTCCGGGCGCCTCGTGCCCGGCCTATCGCGGCCTTGCCTACATGCTCTACGACGAGGCCGATATGTCGCATTTCGGCAACCGCATGCCGCAATCGACGGTCATTGTCTCGACCACGGCCGAGAGCTACACCGCCTGGAAGATCCTCGCGCGTCACACCACGAAATGGTGGAGCAACTACCGCACCGCGGTCGACTGGGATCGCGGCATGGTGTTCTGCCTCTACTACCCCCGCAGCGTCTACGACAACCTGTTCTCCTACGTTAATTGGGGGGTGATAACCTACAGCATCTACACGATGTCCGAGGTGTTGTCGGCCGACTACGACCGGATCTTCTTCGAGGGCGGCCTGCTGCCAACCGCCCTCGGCCCGCAATTCGAGGCGGACTGGATTGCCGGCGGCCCGTCCGGAATGGTCTATGTCGCCGGCCATAACGGCGTGCACAGCGCCCTGATCACCATCCAGCCGGGACCGATGACGTTCAGCGGCGCCTACACCCTCATGGTGCCGCGCACCGCGCCCGACCGCTACTACACCTGCAACGGCATCGCCGTTTACGGCCAGGGCAACTCGACCGCCGGCGTGTCCGACATGATCGTGGGCGTGCTCAGCGGACCCGGCGTGTTCCTGATCGACCCGCTGGGAATGCTCATCAGCAACCCGTATCCGGTCGAGTATCCGAACGGATACCACGAGTTCCAGTTGGGCAACGACGACCAGATCTCCGGTACCCGCCAGCTCTGGATCCTCAACGGCTACGGGGGGAGTGTCGACCCGCTCTACCGAGTGTTGCTGTACACCGACATCATCGCCGGCCAGGACCCGTCGGTGCAGGGCTCCTCGGGCAACTTCAAGCTGACCGGCACCATCAACCTCGCGGACTGGGGCGAACCGCTGATCACCAGCGTCAGCATGAGTTGGCGGACATTCTATTACGCCACCGATGACAGCATCATCATCGATGCCGGCGGCCAGAATTACATAAAATGGTCATCCCTGACGGGCGTCGGCTGGACCGGCCGCGGCGCCGGGCTGGGCTGGACCAACCGCTACGCCGACACCACGCTGGGCTACATCCCGCTCACCGGCGGCGGCCTGTTTCAGATCTTCTTCGACGGCGACCACCTGTTCATCGACATCGACATGGCGACCGGCCGGGTCACCGAAAGCCCGGTCCGCACCGAAGAAGCCTACAACAACATCCACTGGGCGAACTCCGCCGCCGGGGTCAATTCCAACTCCTACGGCAATTACGTCGCCTACGTCGCCTCGAACGTGGGAGGCTTCGCCGCCGCCGGCGCGGGCGAGCTCGTGGTCGCCTACATGTTCCGGGTGGACGACAGGAACGCCGTGCCGGTCGCCACCATCATCCGCGACATCTGCCACCGGGTCGGCATGACCGACGAGATGCTGGACCTCAACCTGGTCACCCAGACGACGCGAGGCTATTGCATCCAGGAACTGAAATCGGCCGGCGCGGCAATCGCGGACCTCTGCCACGTCTACCAGATCGATATGATCGAGAGCGACTACACGCTCAAATTCATCCCGCGCGGCCAGCCCTCGATGGTCACCATTCCGCAGCGCGACCTGGTCAGCCTCGACGAAAACGACCCGTCGCAGTTCTGGCGAGTCAAGGAAGCCCAGCAGCAGGAACTGCCGATGATCCTGTCGCTGCGGTTCCAGGACGTCGATCTGGATTTTCAGACCGGCGCCACCTACGCCAAGCGCACCGAGGCGCCGGTGCCGACGGTGTGGTCGAAACGCCGCATGACCATCGACCTGCCGATAATCACCAACAATCTCGAGGCCACCCAGATTGCCACCAAGTGGCTGTGGACGATGTGGGCCGAGCGCGACACGGTGCAGACGGTGCTGCCGTGGAAATATCTTTGGCTCGATCCGGCCGACAACGTCACCGTCAACATGGACAGCGGCGACATCTACGAGGTGCGCATCGAGGAGCAGCACATCGGCGCCGACCTGTCGATCCACATCAACGCCGCCTTCGAGGACAACACCACCTACGAACTGCCGTCGACGATCAAGGGCGCCACCTACGGCAGCCTGCCGCAGACCGTCGCCCAGGCGCCGTTCGCCGATTTCCTGCAGTTCAACGTGCCGCTGCTGCAGGACAGCGACGACACCGGCGGGGTCTCAACGCGGATCTACTACGCCGTCGGCAGCACCGCGGGCAGTTGGATCACCGGCGAGATATTCCGCTCGACCGACAATTCCGCGACCTGGAACGACTACATCAACATCCCCTTCTCCGTGAACTGGGCCACCACGCTCGACGCGCTCGGCGACACCGCGGCGAAGTTCTCCACCGACTACCTCAACACCGTCACCATCATCCTGAACGGCAGCAGTACATTCCCGCTGAGCTGCACCTATGACCAGATGCTGCAGGGGACCAACGCGGCGCTGCTGGGCGCGGAGATCATCCAGTACCAGACCGTGACCCTCAACAACGACGGTTCGTACACGCTGTCCGAATTGCTGCGCGGCCGCCGCGGCACCGAGTGGGCCACCAACACCCACACCGCCGGCGAACGCTTCATCATGCTGCAGGCCGGCAAGATCGGCGGCAACACACTGTCGCTGGCGGAAATCAACGTCCAGGAGTTGTGGAAGCTGGTGCCCAGCGGCCGCTTCCTCGACCAGGCCCCGATCAGCGCCTTCACCTATCGCGGTTTCGACCTGATGCCTTACGCCCCGGTCTGGATGCGCCGCGGCGCCGTCGACGGGACCGGGCTGAATATCTACTGGACCCGGCGCACCCGGATGGGCAGCCCGCTGATCGACGGCACCGACACCGCGCCGTTGTTCGAAGCCGCCGAGCTCTACAACGCCTACATCCTGCCCGGCCCGGGCGCGATCCTGGTGTTCAACCCGGCCAATCCGCTGTCATACACGCGGTCCTACATGGGCCTGACCGCGGCGACCTTCGTCTACACGTCGGGGCAGATGACCACCGACAGCTTCTACCAGGCGACGTCGACGCTCTACCTCGCGGTCTACCAGGTCTCATCCGTGGTCGGGATGGGCTTCCAGGGCTACGCCGAACTGCCTGCTTACTGAGGAACACGCCATGCCCGTTTCGCCCATTCTCGAGATCAACCAGGTCGCCCCGACTCAGATTGATAAGGTCCCCGCGATCAACGACGCGGGCCAGGTGGCGTTCACGGCGAATCTGCGCGGCACGCCCGGCGGGATCGCCATCCGGAGCATCATCGTGAACGGCGCCATCGTCGGAAACAGCGACATGCCGACGGCCAGGCCGGAGTCGGGTGCGCGCATCGCGACAAACGATCCGAGATACCCGAGCAACATCAGCATCATCGCGGGCTGGAGGAGGCTCTGCGCGTCGCTGATGCTGGCGCACGCCGAGCCGAGGGCCAGGAAGATCGCGCCGAA